GAGGAAGACGGCCAGCCCGACGAAGCCCAAGAGTGGGAATCATTTGACCCAGACTGTTAAGGAGCAACTATGATCACAGCAGACACTATCGAAGTTCTAACTTCGTATTCACCGCAGTATCTAACCAGAGCCGCACAGTTGTCAGGCTACAAGGGTCCAAACTTCTTGGCCTGCAAGTTCCTAGGCATTACCAACGGCGGACAGTTCTGCTATCAAGCGGTCTTTCCTGTCAAGGACGGTACTGATAGTACTAAAGTATTCCTCAGCTATGACCACGATGAGGATAGGGTTATTGCTGACTATCAGTTGACAGAATGGTAAAACCGTGTTATAATTAACACTTACACAAACACACTAGGAGCATAAAATGGGAACACGAAGCACTATCGCATTGGAATTCGCAGACGGTACAGTACAGCAAGTCTATTGCCACTGGGACGGCTATCTCGAACACAACGGCAAGATCTTGTTTGAGAACTACAGCAACCCGTTCATCTTGCGTGACTTGATTGACTTGGGCGACCTGTCTAGCCTGCGTCCTACAATTGGTACCAAGCACGCCTTTAGCCAGTTTGACTTGCCTAAGGAAGAAGTTGAAGCTTTCGTTAAGCTGACTGAAGATATGTGTACCTTCTACGGACGCGATCGCGGTGAGAACGGTGCAAGTGCCAAGAAGTTTAAGGACTTCGAGGACTACAAAGCCAACCACCAGTATGAGGAATACGAATACATCCTGCGCAACGTCAACGGTGTTGCAACTTGGTTCGTATCTAAGCATGACGGCCCATATGTATCGTTGGAAGAAGCGTTGGCAACTATTTTGAAAATTGAACAAGAGGAAACAGTATGAGCGTGATGAAAGACCTAAGCTACGACATTCAAGAACTGTACATTGAGGGCTTCAACAGCCGTGCAATCGCAGAAGAACTAGGGTGCCCCATTGAGATTGTTTTGGGTGCATTGGAAGCTATGAGTGTGGCAGATGCGCCACAGGAGGATGAGGTATACAGTCCATACTACGGCGCCTAATTCAAAAAAATGGTTGACAACCAACCAAAATGGTTGTATAATTAAAATATGGACAGCGCGGTGCTGCTCATATTACACACAGACATTCACATAAGGAGATTATATGTCTAAATCATTTACCCACGCTGGTGTTTCTAAGTTGGACGGTGAGTTCAAAGTTCGTTTCGCTAATGATGCGATGCGTACTAAGGTCTTGATCAAGAACGGTCATACAGACATTGATATCATCGAACTAAAACACGCTATGAGCAAAGAAGACGCTCTTGCCTACTTGATGAGCATCGACTTCGCCAATGGCAATGCTGAGGTGCAGGCTGCACTCGAAGCTGAAGTGACCAAGCGCAGTGATACGCCTAAGGCTGCTAACAAGAGCCCTGCTAAGAAGGAAGCTAAGAAGCCTAAGAAGGCACCAGCTCCTAAGCCTACACTGGAAGGCATCCGTGCCAAGGCAACTGTAAGCAAAGCTGAAGTCGTAGCCCAGTTGGCTGACTTGGAAGACGCTCCTTACTGATCAACGAGGGGCAGTGCCAATAAGTCCCCTCTAACACTATACCGGAGTAGATATGAAATTAATTACAGTGGCAATGGAAGTTAATCCTAAAGGTGAAGTCATTCGAGAAGCGTTTACTATGGTTCATCGTTCTGTTAAGAGCGCTGAGTCTTACGCTAAGTCTTTGCCTAGGGCTTTTTCTAACAGAACATACAAAACTCGTTGGGAAGCTCCAAGGGTAAAGGTTGCTGACTCTGTTATCAAACGTGGTAACAGTTTAGAGTTCAAGTCTTATTTGTTTTAAGGCTTATCATGAGCAGATTACAATTATTTGGAAGACAGTGGGTCGTATTCGACGCACAGAACAAAGACCATCGCAAGTGGTTTGCCAACTTCAACAAGACAGGTGCTTGGGGTCGTTGCCCAGTTCGATTCGTAGTCAATGATGATCACGGTGATCTCATTACCCAAATTCAGCGCGAACTCATCGCTCATTACGTGGGCAAAGAGTTTGGCAAAATTAATAGTTGACCTTATAGGTTATCCTTGCTATACTAGTAGCAACTGTTAAGAAACAGAACTTATAAGGAAAACAAAATGAAACATTTCAATCCAGAAACAAAGACATTCAAGTTGTTCAACGCAATGTACCACGGTGAAGCCGTTACTGCCAGTGCCGCTCAAAAGCGTTTTGGCATCAAGAACATCAGCGCTGAAGTAAGCCGCATCCGTCAGAACGGTTATGCAGTCTACGCTAACACTCGTATCGCTGGCAACAATGCCAAGGTCACAGAGTATGTGATCGGTAAGCCAAGCCGTGCAATCGTTGCCGCTGGTTACAAGGCTATGTCTTTAGGTCTAGTTTAATAGATCGCTCCGAAGTCCTGGGGGTAGTGTCCCAGGCAAACCCCCGAACCCCGCCCATCGTGAGATGCGTGGGGTTCACCTTTGTTGTAAAAATACAACAACAAAATGGTTGACAAAGTGGTAAAACCTTGCTATAATAGAGACATACTAAGGAGCAAACACAATGGCTAAACTGTTAATCCAAACCCAAACATACGAAAACTACGGCGACATCGCCCAGCCCTATTGGAAGCCCAAAGGCGGTTCGGATTATGTGGTTAAGAAGTTCAAAGACTTCGGTAAGGTCACAGAGACCGTGATGGCCCTCCGCTCGCAGATCGAGTGCGACAACGAGTACTACAAAGAGAGCATCATCGGTTGGGAGATCGTTGCCGATGACTTCCTTACAGAGTTCGAACAGTCGCAGTTAGACTACGAGGGTCAGATCCGCTTCCCTGCTAAAGAGTTGGTTTGGTAATAACCCTAGTGGTTGACAGGACTTTAAAATCCTGTTATAATACAGACATACACTAACAAGGAGCAGGACATGGGATACAAGGTACTAGCAGACAGAGTTGAGATGGACCAGATGCGTGTCAAGTATGGTCCACGCAAGGGCCTAGAAGGTCCGTTCAACTTCTCCGGTCGTGTGTTGTATTATGACAACAAAGAAGGTCAGTACTACGATCCTAAGACAGACTTCTATGTTGAGCAGTCCGAGATGGACATGATCAACCAATCACTGATGAACCGATTCTTTCAAGACTAAACAAGGAGCAAAGATGCTAGAAGCAATTACACAACACGGTTTCTATGATGAGCGTCACGGTGGTCCATATGACCGTGGCACGGCAGACAGCTACTACATGAGAGAGTTCAATCCTCACTATTATGTAGGCGATACCTACAAGAGCCCAAAGATTGAGCTGGCGCAGATGACAGCCGCAGAGATCGTAGCCTACACCGCAGGCTATACCAACAACGAAGCCAACGGCGATCACAAGGAGTATTGATATGGAAATCCAATTCCGCACAGACGAGCAGAAGCGCATTGCAGACCTTATGTGGGCCTGCCAGACCAACGAAGAAGTCAATGTGCTACTCCGTGCCTTTGGCGTAGAAGCTTACATTGTGCGGGAGATGCTGATTGCCGCTACCTACGATGAAGTAGAAGATGTGGCTTTTGCACAACAAGTCCTAAAACCCTTTAGGTTGACAGGTCTTTAATTCTTTGCTATAATACGTACACACTAACACAAAAGGGAGCGCAACATGTCTAAAGTAAATTATGATTCTTTCTCCAGCTTCGACATTAACGAATGCTGTGACCACTTTGATTCTGAGAAGCAGAGCAACTGGAAGAAGATCGGCAAGTTCATCGTTGCAGATGGACAGGAGTACAATGAGGTCATGCTCAAAGACTTCGACTACGACGAGGTCAATGAGGGCGAGTGGGAGGCCTTCCACGCAGGTGTTAAGTATGCCTTGTCTAAGATGAACATTGCCTTAGATGCCGCAGACCTGCCCTTAGAGATAGCAGAAGTAGACTTGGTAGAGAGCTTTGGCTATATGTTAGTACGCACTGACGACACGCCCGAGAGCTTCGTCAAGCGGGTTATGAAGAAGCCCGTTGTTATGGTAGAGAGCTGGGTAGACTAATTGCCAGAGTGCCGGCCCCTGCCACTAGACCCTGCAACTCGCCTGGGTACTTCGCAGGGGTTGACACCGCGGCTTTTCTGTGCTATAATACACACATAAACAAACAAGGACACACAATGACACAGAAATCAATTCCGAGCTCCACAGGTGGAGTCATCACTTACACAAAGACTGGCTTGATCCACACCGCTGGTAAAGCCTACTCCGGCAAGATTGCCGCTCAAGAAGCTAAACAGAAAGGCAAATAAAATGAACAAGTATCAGAAACAAGCACTCCTAGATTTCGGTAAGGTCACATTGGTAGTGATCGCAGGTAGTTTGGCTGTGGCCGCAGTTACCTACATGGGCGTATCAGCAGGTGATCTAGTCGGCGCTCTAAGCCTGATTGCCATTTGCTATTGTGTCTACCAATTGTACCTCCTCCGTGTAGCACAATTGGAAAGCCTGGACCGCTTGAACGACATGGAACGCAAATAACCTTACTGGTTGACAGGGCTTTGAAAAGACGTTATAATACATACTTACAAACACTAAACAGGAGCGAAAGATGACAGTAGCATTTGATTTGGACAAGGTACAAGACGCTTGCAACGCCGCTGAGATGGCCGCTCGTACAGCCGCTAAACAAACCTATGCCGCATTGGGCGGTGACAAGGGTGCCTGTGGCTTTGCTTGGGTCAACGTTTGGGGTGTGCGTTCTAACAGCAAGTTGGGCAACGCATTGAAGGCCGCAGGCTTCCGCAAAGACTACACAGGTGCATTGAGCCTGTGGAATCCCAGCAAGGCCGCAGTCCAGAGTTTGGACATCTTGGAAGCTGGCGCCTATGCCTATGCAGAGGTGCTGAAAGAGAAGCTAGGACTTGAGAAGGTCTACGCTGGTTCAAGAATGGACTAATTAGAAGTTGACAGGGCTCCGGCCCTGTGCTATAATACAATTTTAAACACTAAAGGACACACTATGGCAGCCACTAAAGCAAAGCCCAGCAAAGGTACTACAGTACTAGAGTTCGATACAGATGCTATCAAGCGTCGTGAAAAGGAAGTAGCCAAAGAGTCAGATCAAGAGATCCTGGCCCGCTTGGGCGAGCGTTTTGAGATCTTGGACGAGATGACCAAGGCTGTCAAGCAAGGCGATGTCCGTGCTATGATCGTCAGTGGCCCTCCAGGCGTTGGTAAGAGTTTCGGTGTTGAGAGCATCCTGCAAAAGGACGGCTTGTTTGACACATTGGCAGAGCGTAAGCCCAAGTATGAAGTGGTTAAAGGTGCTATGAGCTCAATTGGCTTGTACGCTAAACTCTACGAGTTTGCCAAAGCAGGCAATGTTGTAGTGTTTGATGACTGTGACAGCATCTTGATGGAAGACCTGAGCTTGAACATCCTCAAGGGTGCCTTGGACAGTTCCGCTCGTCGTTTCATTAGCTGGAACACGGACAGCCGCTTGCTCCGTAGTGAAGGTATCCCCGACCGCTTTGAGTTCTGCGGTGCGGCTATCTTTATTACCAACATCAAGTTCGAGCACGTGAGATCTAAGAAGCTTCGTGACCACTTGGATGCACTGGAAAGCCGTTGCCACTACATTGACCTGCAAATGGACACGAATCGTGAGAAGATCCTCCGTATCAAGCAGGTAGTTGGCAAGGGTGAGATGCTGGCCAAGTATGAGTTCCCAGAGTGCGTCAAGGACGAGCTCATTGAGTTCATCGACGCTAACCAGGACAAGCTTCGTGAGCTGAGCCTGCGTATGGTCCTGAAGATCGCTGATCTGCGTAAGGCTTTCCCAACAAGCTGGACAGCTATGGTTAAGACTACTTGTATGAAGCGAGCATGACCATGCGTAATGTACAGCGTATCGCGGCTCTGGCTGCTATGTGGGCCGTGCTGTGGTACCTGTACTCAGACACGGACGTAGACTACGCTTGGGCAGTATGGTGTGTATGGGGTATTGCTCTAGTACTAGAACATCTAAGCCATCAAGCGGGCATTGCATTTGGCATAGAAGTCTACAGGGCTATGAGTGCAGAGCAGAAGGACAGCATCAACAAGATCATGGACGGTGAGCAATGACTACATGTACATACATAGGAGCAGTAGAAGACTACAGTGTACTCAAGCCTACATGCTGTAACCCTACAGTGCCAGGGCGTAGCTATTGTGCTGATCACTTGTTTGTAGTCTACAAGCAGGGCACAGCCGTTAACCGCCGCAAGGATAAGAGGATCGCTGAGCAGGTTTGGAACATCCAGGACGCATTCAACGAGGCTATAGCAGAGTTAGAAGCAGAGGGCTTCGACTGCTACGGTGACTCGGAGAGGCTGGAGGCCTGAGGGGCACCTGGGGTGGGGGGCATGTAAACTTGCAAGTTAGTAAGCGCTAACTTGCAAGCATGCCAAATAATCACCCCCAGTTAGACTAGATCACCAGGGGCCGAGATCTCTTCCCCTATTTTTAACTGCGCGGCAATTTTTGCCCTAGTGTAGACCCCTCGGGCTGTTCTTCATCGTTCAACTGTGCTACCACACTGTCAAAGCTGTCTTCAGCTTCCCAGGTTCCGTGTGGTGGACAGTGTAGGAATGTCACTGGTTCCACAGTTCCGTCATCTCTCACTATAGTATTGTGGTGTACGCTGACCACTAGATCTCTGCGTATAGCCAAGGGTGTGCCTTTATGTGCCGGCGTGGCATTGGTTAATTTAATGTACATAGTTGTTACAGTGTACACTATAAAACTACCACTGTATATACATTTTGGTGGTTTAAAATTTTTTTAGAAATTTTTTTTGTGTTGTATATAGAATTCTTGACATTTTGTATAAGTATGTATATAATTGTTTTCAGTACTCAACACCATGCTACACACTATCACCACACTCAACGATCCACTACTAGCCTTGATCAAGGATGATCCAGTACGCCCGGACATTCCTCCAGAGTTTAGAGTATCAGAACGTTGTTCAGTGTATGTGTTACTAGATGATGAATATAGTAAGCCACAGGCTGTGGTCTGCGTAGCACGTAAGAGTTCAGTGCCCAAAGATGTCTTAGAGTTAGCCAGTGAGGACTTAGAATTACCCACTGTGGCTGTATTCTATACTATATGGTCCTACAGTCCGGGAGCAGGGCGTCGACTCATTCAAGAAGCCCAAAAGAGCATACGTGTTGAATACAAGGATATCAAGACTTTTGTTACATTATCGCCACCCACTGAAATGGCACGTATATTCCATTTAAAGAACGGTGCTGGTATTTTATCAGTTAATCCGGACACAGTTAATTACATATATCAATGAATACATTTTATCTAGACATGGACGGAGTTGTCGCAGATTGGGACACTGCCGCTAGTAAATTCCTAGGCCGTCCACAACGAGCTCCCAATGATCTCACACACTATAAGAACACTCCCGAAGAGTGGTCACGTATTAAGACGCAACTGCGATTTTATCGTGATCTACCCTTGATGCCCAGATGTGCGGAACTAGTGGATCTAGCTCGACGTTATAGAGACGGGCTAGGTTGGGAATTGCTGTTTCTAACTGCTGTGCCCAAAGAAGATGACGTGCCCTGGGCCTACTACGACAAGGTACTATGGGCTGGGGAGCACTTTCCCGATATACCTGTACACTTTGGACCGCATAGTTGGGACAAGTATAAACACTGTAAACCTGGTGATATCCTAGTAGACGATCGACCTGATAACTGTTCTAGCTGGATTGAGGCAGGAGGCCTGGCTGTCAAAGTAGACGGCAACGATCTAGGTGCGGCTATTACCCAAGTTGGCTTCGACTTTAACCGACGTATGAGTCTACGTAGCATGGCTAGTCTAAACGCCATGGCTGACGCTATTGTGGCCAACGGTGGCTTTAAAGTTGGTACTTAATAGGCTCTGAAATTTCTTTTTTACCGCTGGCGCTTCGCGCTGGCTTCGGGCCGTTCTCCTCCCTGATCTGCGTCAAGAAAAAACCCGGGGTTTTACGCTCGGGTTTCTCTGTACTTGGCCAATGCCAGTTGTCTAGCCAGCCATAATCTAAACTTCACACGATCTGATAATTCGTCGCTGTCTTCGACTAGTTTACCAAACCGTTCAGCTACTCGATTACGGCCCCAGGTGAGTTCGTCATCGACTTCATACTCACCTTCTTCTAGACCTCCGGGATTACTTCTTGGCTGGCTCTGCAGCCTTTTTGTCGTCTTTCTTAGCAGGCTCACTTTTAGTAGCTGGCGCTGTAACTGGAGCTGTTGCGGCCTGAGCTGGAGCAGCGGCTGCTGGTTTGGCTTCTACTTTCTTTTCTTCTTTCTTAGCCGGTGCTTGAGCAAAAGCAGTAGCGGCAAATGCCAAAGTGGCGATCAAAGTTGCGATAGTTTTCATTTCTGAATTTCCTTTATATAAAAAGTAGAAGAACTATTCCCCTACATATATATAACGCGGTAGCCCCAGAACTCGTTTACAGGGTTGGACTTTATTTTAAGCTCAAACTTTGATCATGCAGATCGCCGATCATTTTCATGAGGTTTTCTATGATTTTGCTGTTACGCAGGGTCTTGTATACTAGGTTCTCAATACCGTATTCTCCGGTCTGTTTTAGGCCTAATTTGCGGTAATTTCGTAGCATTTTTAACACTTTTCTGCCGGTTTCGAGGTCATTTGATTCAATGGCTTGGCCTATGACTGTCCGCCATATTTTGCTCATTCTTACGATTTCTCGGGTGTCAATATCTGCGGGTTGACTGTCCGGTTTTTTCTTCCAACTACCTTGCCCTAGACTGTAAGTAGCACTGACTGCGGGGAAGTTTGAGTCTTCAATATATACTTCTACGGGCACGCCGTGTATGCTAATATCGTATTGTTTCTTGTAGAGCAAGCGTTTGGTATCAAATAGTTCGGCGGCTTCTCGGTCACAGTCCACTGTGTTAAAGTCTACAATAATATGCAGATCTAAATCGCTGTGTTTGGTATAGTAATAGCCCAATTGACTTCCAGTTAATACTAGATCTTTAACTTCAAAAGGAACTTCAACATATTCGACAAAGTCTCGGGCTATCCTTAGCAGAGCCGCGTTGACTTCTGGTCGTAGTTCTTCACCCTGCCATAGTAGCGGGTTAAGTTCATTATGTTCTTCAAAACCTAGATCTAACTCAAGTATACGCATAGATAGATATTTATCGATTAAATATGTTATATGATTGAACAGAATTACCGAGGCTATCTCTTAGCCGCTCATCCTAAAAGACCTGACCCGTATCTACGTAAAGGCGTCATGTTAGTACTTGATCACGACAGTGCAGGTGCTATAGGATTACAAATTAATAAACCCTACAGTGACAATGTTAGTTTTGACACTGTGATGCAGAATGTAGGCCTGCCCAATGACATAGAACAACCACTGTACAATGGTGGTCCGGAAAGTACAAATCGAATACATGTAATACACAGTTTAGATTGGTACAGTTCCAATACAACCAAGCTCACTGATCAGATTGGTGTCAGCAATGACATCAGCGTGTTGGCCGCTATATCGGACAACCAAGGTCCCGAGTACTTTAGAGTAGTAGCAGGATATACCAGATGGTTGCCCGGGCATCTAGAAGGTGAAATACTGGGAGAAGAGCCCTGGAATATTAATCATACCTGGACCTATGTACCCGCAGAAATTGAAACCTTATTTGGCTTGGACAACATAGATCAGTGGCACACGGTCATCGCTGAAAGCGGCCGTATGCAGGTATCTAGTTGGTTTTAATCTCGTTCACTGTTTAGGCCGTCTAGCATATTTCTAATAGCGGCCACTTTTAGAACTCCACTCTTGGGCTTGCTCAAATCAAAGCCCTCTTTGGGACTGGCCCGTTCCCAACTACTAGTACCGCCAGACGCTTCGCCTTCAGTGGCTGTATTGATAGCACTAGTACGTTTTAGTCCTGCATAGACACTGCTACCACCGCTGTTATTTTGGCGCTGTTGGTTAAAGCTGCCTTCTTCCTCTTCACCTAGATCTGTGATACGGAGTGTTTCTACATTAAACTCTAGATCAACCTTTTGTCCAACACCTGAACTAGAACGTGTCTTCATAAACTGGATTTGATAGCGTCCACGTTCTTTCATAGCACGTGACGTAAAGATACCAATCACATTATCCGCAGTCATAATCTTTGACAGACCACCTGAGATGTGACTGTGATCGAATTCAATTTCTTCGACTGCTGAACGATTCAGCTGTGACGCTGTAACTGTGATACATTGTGTTTCCATGGCCAAGTTACGAATCTCTTCTGACACATACTTGTCTTTAACAAACAAATCACTAGGGCTAACTTTAACACTCAGCGGCATCATTAAGTCCAAATAGTCAATAAGAATAACGTCGGGCTTGCAACCTTTCTTAACTTGATATTCTTTCAAGTAAGCACGAATGTCATTACAGTTCTTGCCTGATGGCATATACTTGACCTGCAAGTTACCTGCCTTCTTGCCCAACATCTTAACCTTGAGTTCAACATCATCGATGCTCTTAAACACTTCACGAGTACTAATCCCTGTCATCATAGAGTCTAAACGCATACTCACTAGACCTTCACTCAATTCGAATGTTAGATACAATACGTTAAGACCTTGCAATGCCCAGTTCACACCCATGTTGGCTAAGAACAAACTCTTACCACCACCAGAGCCAGCACAGAAAATGTTTAACTCACCGCGATTAAAGCCGCCATATAGTTTCTTATCAATGCTAGGCCATCCTGTGCTGATCTGTCCATTGCCATCTTTTAACTTACTTAGACGTGCCCTAGGATCTTCAAAGTAATCTGTACCCATATCTTTGTTTAGGCTGATTTGAATAGCGTCCTTGATCAGCTTCTCAACTGGTCCGTAGTCGCCCGATTCTAACAAGTCACTTGAATCAATGATTGCTCGCTCAAGTCCTTTATGTCGACTAAAGTTTTCAAACTCATTCATTAACCATTCATAATTTTCTTTAGGCAATTGTACAGGATTTAAATCGGAACCTGTGCTAGCATTAACAATATTTGCCTCAGGCATTACCTTGTATTCATCTACATATTTGGTAATAAATGATGCAATGTCTTGTAGTCGTTGATCAAAGTTTAGTGGATCAAAAATGTTTTGACAGCGAACAAATGTCTCTGCATCACTCATAAACATCTCGAGATATAGTTTCTGAATGTCGTAGTTGTAATTTGGTTTGGGTGCTTTTTCTTTACTCATCTTTTAGTGCTTCTAGTTTTTTCTTCATTAGATTTATTTTTATCTCTCCTGCGACTCTATAGTGCAAGATTGTGGTTAACGCATAGAGCCTGCCATACTTTTTTACAGCATCTGCAACGTCCTTGATGTCGTCATCCCAAGGCGGCAAACTGGCACTCCAGCCATTATCTATAGCAGCCTTGAGCATCTTGGCTCCAGGCTTGTCTTTGTCGGGTACTACAATCACTTCTCTAGCTAAAGCATTTATCCTAGCAACCTGAGCTTCGTTTGGTTCATTAGTCATGATAGCTACTCCATCTACAGCAATAGCATCAAACTGACCTTCAGTGACAATAACAAACTTTCTATTATAGTCTTGCCTATCTATGTTAAACACATAACCACTTTGACTATCTGTAAGATACTTGGGCTTACCTGCGGTTATCTTACGTCCTGTGTAGCCTACCACTTTACCGTCTTGATAAAACGGTATTAACACCCTATCTACATATCCGGGGCTAGGACTCCACATCCAATTGTACCAATCAAGATCCATACCCCGACTTAAAATGTATTCTACTATCTTGCCAATATCTTCTGCTACATCGGGTAAGTATCCAGTGTTAATCCATTCCATTACAGACATTGTTCCTTCAGGTAAGGATCTTTCTAGTAGTGTTAGATTAAATGCTTTCTTAAGTACTGGCTGATCATCTTTGATCTTCATAGTAGCCAGATTAAGTTTACCTATGTCTATCTCACTCATCCCAATCCATTGGAACAAGTTTCTTGTATTCTTACTTAACAGTTTACCCGGTGTCCAACCTGCGGCAAATCCGCAATTAAAGCAATGATAAACGAAACCGTCGTTTTCTATTTTCACGCCGCCACGAAGTCTGTCGTCTTGACGCTCACCTCTATGAGAACAGCAAGGCGCATTGAAACTTGTCCAACCACCGGATGTTAGTTTTCTTTTTGGAGGCAGTAATGCTAATAATGCAGATTGTATATCATTCACATATACAGTTTAACTTCTGTAGAGGATTTTGTCAACTGTTCCGGAGTAAGCAGTATTCCTATTGTCCACATCAGTAGGACCTTTGGCAGGAACGTGCTTGATTCGAATATATGAATATACTCCGTTAAAATTGGCATAGTCAACTCCGGTATAACCATTATAGGTTAAGGTACTGACCACAGAATAATTTTCACTGCTATCTGGAGTGTTGTCCAATGTAGCTTCAACATAAACGGTGCCTTTATATGCTGTCATGTAAATGGCTACAGTATGTAATGCCGAATTTCCATTGAATGCCGGATCTGCATAAATGTTACCGCTGTAATTTTCATACAGGCTAATCTCATCGTTCCAAACTGGATTGAATGTAGTAACTGTAGTGCTATCTTTGAGCACAGGATTCACGTCGTTACTTAAATGCAGGGTTCCGGCCATACCGTAATAAGTATTTGAATATGCAGGGGTGTAACTACCATCAGAGTCTAATAATTTTACGCTGTATTGGTAGCTAGTTCTATCTAAGTCCAGAGTATCGCTTTCGTTGAGAGTTAATAAAGCAAGCCCGCGGGTAGCAGTAGTACCAAGATCTAAAACATCTAATTCTTTCTCTACTATCAGTCGTTGGTTAACAGCATCAAACATACTGAATACAAATGTTTGGGTATTATGAATTGTAACCTTTTTCTGATCGCTGTTTTTAAACTGGACTCGAACTTGGTTCTTAATCCCTTTTTGTATTTTCAAGTCTCGTTGATACATAACCTGGTTGACTCCCCTAGTAGTAGCGTCCAAATCTAATATAACGGCGAGTGTATTTGGATATAAATAGATTGGTAAATTTTGCATAAGAGTATTTATTTAAAAATAATGAGAGATCAGTTTCAAGAAAATTTTCCCTTTATATCCTGCGTTAAATCCAATGACAAGGAGTACGTAGGCATTGTTATCAACTTCGATGACTATATTGCCAGTATCTACGATCTATCAATGATATTAGGTGAAGCAGAGCGTAAGCTATTTTTAGAAATGGGGGAAGTTTGGTGGTGGGAAAGTAATCGCAAAATACCAATAAACATTTTTCTAAAAACTGAAATGCAGGTATTTAGGCCATTTATAAAAACGTTTAATTCTAAAGATGCAGAATTAGTTTTTGGACCAACAGTTAATCTCAGTGAGATTGCAGAGAAACGTATTAAAAGAAAATCAATACAATTAGTTAGAGCAGTTAAGAGTAACCGTAACTAATACCTTCGCAGATTAAATTCATTTGTACTACTACAGCCATTGCATAGGCAACTGCATGGGCTTTCTTAAAGTAGTACTCACCATCCTCGGGCTTTGTCCAAATCGTCTCCATCACTGTCGTCCAATCTGTCCCAATCAAATGCCTCTTCGCGGGTCGTATCATAGCCAAAACGGCCGCTAGTTGGAGTATCGTCTTCGGTTTCATCTGCCTTAGAATGGAACCGTGTCCGTTGACGTGAAATAGTAAATTGCTGAAATCGTCCTGCTCTAAAAGGTCCCATAGTGGTTCAGTGTCCATTAAAGTTTTGAGATGAGTTTCATCTCGCACATCTTTATATATGCCTACATTCAAAAAATCTATCTTAAAGTACCCTCTATCCTCAGCTTTTTTATATTCTATACTAGCTGTATCAGTTAACGGATTGTACGGGATAGAATGACAATATACTCCAGTATTGTGCTTTTTAAAAGTACTATTTTCTTTCATAGCCGCAGGGACATGCTGGATAACATCCAATACTTTTTTTCTATCAGCAAAGTCAATATCAATATCCGGCAATTCGAATCTCGTCGTAAGATGGTGCGTAGTTACCGCGGTGTTGAACAGTAATACCTGCGGCTATGTTAGCAAATATTATAGCTTTTTCTATGTCTTTTGTAAAGAGATATTGAGCAGTTAGTGCAGCCAAAAATGTATCACCACATCCACATACATCCATTACTTCAACAGCTTTTGTTGGACATTCTATGTCGTGATGCGGAACCTTTGCGCCTCGGTCACCTAATGTAACAATTAGTCCAGAACATTCACTTTTAAGTCTGCTATATTCTAATTCATTAACTTTAACCCAAGCACCTTGGAAGCGTTCCAAATCTGTTTTCTTTGTATCGATAAAAACAGGAATAGAACTTTCAATAAGACTTTCAATATGTTCATAGGTTAAGAAACCTTTGTCATAATCTGAAATAACAATAGCATCATAAGAGTCTAATGAGTTAGGAAGTTTCCCTGACCATTGAACAACATTGTCTTCGTCGTCAACTCTTAAAAGGTGCTGTCCTGATCTTTTATCTATGAATCTAGTTTTAGTAATTGAAGTTCCGTTATGCACAAAGTCGGCTTCGATGTTTAAGTTTACTAGGTTACGGTGTACGTTTGCACTCATACCGGGTAGTGAAAATGTTTCTACAATTTTAACAACGGGGACAGGAGCCTCTGGGCTCAATCTATCTACTGTACCTATATTATAGATATCAGTACAACTATCACCGATCAGTAATACGTTGTATGATGTTTGTTGTTGAGTATCCATCTACTAGTTCCACAAATTTAATTTCTTTACAATACTTGGCACCTACAATAGGTTTACCTCGGTAGTCACTGCCCTTGACCATTATGTCTGGTTGGTACATTTCGCAGATACGTTCTAGGTCTGCTTCGGAATCAAAGGTCCAAACTGCATCAACAGCTTTCAAACCATTCAACATAAATTGTCGGTCATTTTGATTATTGATGGGACGATCCTGGCCTTTAAGTTCTGCAACTCTTCGATCAGTGTCTATACATACTAGAAGAAATTCTCCTAGACTTTTAGCGTATTCAAGTAGTTCAATATGACCTCGATGTAAGATATCAAACGTACCATTGACTATAATTTTCATAGTTGACTATCACCTTTGGCAACACGATAATTATCTTCTACACTATCGGGTGTGCTAACTTCTATAAGTGTTCCTGCTTCTAAACAAATGACCTGATGTGGTAACAGTGGAGGATTATGCCACGTATCGTTTTCATTTAGAATATGTTCATACTGAGTTGCATTGGCTGTATTAATGCAGATAACTTTAAATTTTCCGTTCAATACATACCATGTTTCATCTTTTACACTATGGAAGTGCATACTAAATTTTGCACCTGTGTTAAACTTTAAAAGTTTTCCGCAGTACTTATCGTTGGTAGCAAATATAAATTCACTGCCCCAACCTTTTTCTACAAAACCTTCTAATCGTGTCATGCGGGCATCTCCAAAAATCTGTGTAGGAAACTTTCTAGGTAGCAACTATATTCTTTATCGGATCCGTGCTCACCGTAATAGACCCAGGTCTTTCCTTCTACCTCTACTACTGCTTTAACATAGAATGATTTAACGTGACCACTCCACCATTTACTACCAACCTTGGGTATCATTATAATTCTCCGCTTTCTGCTAATTTTAAAATTAAGCTATATTGTTCGTAGGCTTTCTTTACCGCAGGATATTTGTTTTTCAAATACTTTTCATGTTCTTTTTGTTCCATGAGCATTTCAAACATTTGATAATGCCCTTGTCGTTTCATGTTGTTAAAAACCTGCGCTTCAAAGTCTGCAATTTTTTCTAATTCACTTTCAGCAATCTCTACAGTATACAATGGCTCAGTATCATATACAATATCAAATCGATCCTGAACTATATTATAGTCAGCTGGATCCCTAAAGTAGGACATATTAACTTTATTGTAGCGATGTGCTCGTTTATTTGTATCAAGTACACGAATCTGATGCTGTTCACAAAACTTTTTTATATTTTCCATAATTAGACATAGACTTTATCATCTCCACCTGCGGGAGTTTTTACTCCTATAACAAACGATGGTTCGAGATAATTTGAATCGTTTATTTCACCAGGCTCTAGAACAATGATATCACCTGCAATATACTTAGTGCCATGGATGATACAGCTCCCTGAGATTATGAGTAAAGTCTCGGTACATTTAGTGTGATAGTGAGCCTTGATAGGACCAACTGGTTCCGGAGTATAACATACTTCGGCTAGATCTGTTTGAACTGCGGCTTCAGAGAATGATCCAACAAACCAACCGCGTTCACCTGTATTTTCTAATTTAAAATGTTTCAAGACCACCTCAATATAAACATTGTAGCATCTCTAGGATCTTCGAACAACCACTGCCCTTTAACTAACTTGTAATCGCCTTGAGCATTTAAGTGTATCCATTCTGCTGTACGACTATACCAGTCTTCAAATCTACCAGACAACATTCCTATGTCTGTAAACGCAGGGTTGACGGTGGTCTTGATCCAACCGTCATGTGTTAATACAGCAATCATCATATCATCTAGCAGTGCTTTATCAATCTCACGAGCCATGTCTTTGCCCATCTGATCTAAAATCTCATCTTGCAAACTACTAGTCATGACCACCTCAAGATAAACAATGTTAAATCTTTTTCATTCTTAAAGTAGAACTTGTCTTTCTTTTCAAACCATCTACTACCGCTATTCCCAAAACGCTCTTTGCACCATGCCTGTGCCTGTTCATTTAGATCCAGTGGTGTGCTTTCTGTGCGGGCAATTTCGATCCAGCTGTATTTCATACCCCAACCGGTTGCTTCGCCAGTTTTCATAGGACGCTGTTCGTGGTCAGACCCAATGTTTAATCCACCTATAACAGAACTAATACTAGTCATTTAATCGCCCCACCTTAATGCAAACCAGGTTGCTAATTTTTCTTCGTAAAATCTAAATTCAACATTCTTAGGTATTTCACCAATCATTTCGTCCCACCTAGATTGATGATAGGCAAAATCAAAATCTTTGCCTTGTACCATTCCGTTGGCTCTCATTGAACGAACAATGTCTATAACTTCATTAGGATCTTTATCTAATAGTTTAATCACAGTCATTTAACTCCTGCCTCGCTGAGTATCTCTTTAACTAGTGCAACATCAGCAGGAAATTCTTTAAATTTCTTTAGCCAATACTTGATGTCAAACGCAGGAGCAATCATGGCTAATTGCTCATCATTCATCTTAGCTGCCATGTCTTTACCTGAGGTACAATTTAACAAAACCCAACAACTGATTTTGCCGTTAACAATATCATGAACTGCTTTATTAAGACTAACATAGTTAAAGTAATGTGCAAAATTTGCATTATGCTCATCACCCCATTCCATCATAGTTTGTAGAGTTCTTTGTACTGCGGCTTCGACTGGCTCAGTTTTTATCATCTCAAATAGATACTGTTCATAGAGTTCATCTCTGCACCAGTGGTCTAACTTAACGCCACTCTTAATAACAAAGTCAATAAACTTAGCAGGATATAATGGATTTACATTATTAACAAAACTGCCAAATTTTACAAAGGCATTATAGTAGGCGCTGTTACAAAAGTGGTCATAACTCTTAGGAACTTTAGCACCTTGCGTAAGTTGATAGAATCTATTATAGGCCATAAAGCCTGCTTGAACTCTCTTCTCACTTTCTTGTAATGCTCTGCGTTTTCTTTCGCACATATGAGCAACAAGAGTCTTTTCTTTCATGAAACTCTTACTGCAATGTACACAAATAAAAGGCTGCTCCACAAGTGCTATCATTGATATTCTTTTCTATCTTTTTTATCAAAACCCATTTTGTCAAACAGCTCTATCTTTTCTTCATCTGTCATTACACTGGCTAACAATTTAATCTCATCCATCTTATATGTTGGATGTAGGATAGCCAACAACTTTTCAAACTTGTCAAAGTCTGCCTTCATAGCAGGCAAGTATGGATGGTAACTTTTAATACCTGCGCCAGTGGCAGCATACAATAACCAAAGTAATTTTTCGTGGTTCTTACTCAATGTCCAGTGGTGCTTATTAACCATCTCATTGGTCATCTCAACAAACCATTCTTGAATATCTCTGTCATTAGATCCTACACTACTGACAAATCTTAACAGTACATACGGACTAAATTCTTTCAATTCTGCGGCAGTGAGATTGTCATAAAATTCGTAGTTCTTACTGTCAACAGCAGACAACACTCGAGTTAAATCAAGTGCTCTTTTCTTTGGTTCTTTTTTAGGTTTTGCTGTTGCCATGTTCTTTACTTAGATGATAAACGGTCATTAATTTTTCTAATGCAATTTTTATTGCAGGATTAGTTTCGGCCATTTCCTGTATTTCGCGCCACTGTACATATTCTTCAATACGCATGCCGCCGCCAGGACTGGTAGAACCAATACCGAGATTACCACTAGAATCAATACGCATAACAGCTTGCGGAAGAACTGACGCTACTTCTTGGGCAAAAAATCCATATGTCATACCGGATGCCAATCTACTGTTTCCTTGTTCTTACTTAGATGATATATTATTATACACTGTTCTAAGGCTTTTTGCAAGGCAGGGTTTGTCCGGGCTTCGCGGCGTATATCGCCCCAAAGTTTATCTTCTTTGATATGTTCGTACAATGGCCGCCCATCTGGTGTCCTTGGGTCTTTTTCATTTTGATATTGATAGCCGATTAATTTTCTAGATTGGACTGGAGCACCTACTTCTCTGGCGTAGATCTCTTCGCCATTGCGTTCATAGATATATGTAGCGCCTGGTGTTAATGTACCCATAATTTACCAACATTTAGTATAATCTACAATTTCACTTTGACGGCTCACTTCTTTGACAAAGTAAGCACACATCGGTTTGTCACCACCGGTTAGGGGAGTGCATAATAGTTGTCCAGGTTTCATTTTAGGGAAGTACCATTTAACATCTGGATATATGTCTATGATATCTATCTCATGAAACTCTGGCCTAAATCCACTAATAGGATTAAAACAGTAGGTCTTAAATCCACGATCATTTAAACTTGTAAGTGGTAACACTTCCATGTCTGGACCTTCTGGATCACCGACGACTGTACACCAATCTAATGGCATGGTAAGTTCATATGGTCCAATCTTCAGTACGGCTGCTGGCCCTGTAAAACTCTCAAGGAAGATAAGAGGAATAAAGAAATAATCAGGATTTTGATTATCGCTGTTATCTAGTACTGAGAATCTTAGATCCTCATCTACTTCCTCTGGTAGGTCATTGAGATAGAATGTTTTGTTTTCTAATGTTAAAATTTGCATTATTGATATTTCACTTTTTGAATTTCGAACGGATACTTGGCTTCTTTATAAAACTTCTTGCGTTCTGTAAGATGCCTCTTCGCGTACTTTGTAGATGCCGTAAGGTCCCAGATTTGGACGAAGTCCTTGTCGTCTGCTTTTCTAATGCCTCGCCCAATGCTTTGTATAACCCGGACAAAGCTCTTTCCGGGCTCAAGAAGAACCATATTAAAAATACGGGGGATATTAATACCCACAGCGGCCACACCGTAAGTCGCCACAATAATCTTGTTGTCAGCAGTTTTAATTTCGTCATACTCGTCTTTTCTATCTTTGGTTTTCATAGAGCCCGAGACAAAAACGCTGTCTGGAATATTGTTAATGATTAATTGACCGGACTCAATTCTATCAACTAATACTAGAGTGTTGCCTGTTTCTGCAATGCCATTAATAAGATTGCTGATCCAATTCATACGTGTTTCGTCGGTGACTAGATATTTTAATTCACCTGCATAGCTTTCAAATTCTTTCCACTCTGCTGTCTGAATAACTGTTACATGACAATCACTGAGCACACCTTTTTCTTGAAGTTCGTGTGCTTTAACACGATGTACAACTTCACCTAAACTGGCACGTAGAGCCTGAAATTCGTGGTCTGCTTTAGGTACTGTTCCTGTTAATCCCCAACGTATGGGTGCGTTGGACAGATTGCGTGTTAAAAGATTCTTTAACACTTCTGCCTTGGCCATATGTACCTCATCAACCATAACACAGCTGACACCGTCTAACAATTCAGCTAGACGTAACAGTTGTTCTTCACCGTCAAATTCCTTGGAACCTTTGTCTAAAATGTTCAAACTTTGCCAGGTGCAGATTGTATGAGTTTTGTCTAAGTTCTTTCTGTCGCCGTAGTAAACACCTACGTCTAATCCGCAGTTAAGAAAGTCTTCTTCAGTTTGTTCGACAAGACTCTTGTTAGGAACAATGGTTATTGTTCGACCATATTTTTCACAAATTTTCGCCAAAGTTGCGGTAGTAATCGTCTTGCCAAAACCGGTGGCAATTTCTTGTATGCACTGGGGATTTTCTAAAAACTTATTGATAACTTCAACTTGGTCATCACGCAGTCTAATCTTTTCTCCGGCAAATCGATGACCTACAGGCCATGTTTGATCACCCCAAAATTCCTCAGAAATTTCAGGGAAACTTAGGGCTGTTGGACGTCGATGATCTTCTAACTCGATGTAATAATTCTTTGCTTCAAGATATTCAAGGACCTGCGGCAGCATACTCATATAGGTAGTACCACCGAGACCAAAAAAGCTGATGCTGCCATCCCATCTTCCTAGCTTGTAAGCTGGTCTATACCGTGCAGTAGGGTCTTCATACTTGAATTTTTTGACCAAAGCCTTACGTGCATCAAGATCTAAATTTTCAATCTTAACGTTAACTTCGTCTTTAATAATTATTTTGCAGGAGGCCAAAATCTAAGGTCCTTGTTTTGTTGTTGTCTAATACATTAATCACGTTATGGTGCCAATTTAGCAAATTTTTGATGGAATAGTGAATATTATAAAAATTAAAATTCACTACACAATTAAATTTTATTTTTTTGTCGAGAATTGTCTTAGGAACTTTACTACTGATAAACACTGCCTTAGTTTTTTCACTAATGCTAGAATTTAATTTCTCTTCTCTAACAAAATTATTGAATTTTTCACCAGTTTCGTTGGGTAGCCTAAACAGCACACTAATTTCTTCATTAGAAATTTCATTAACTTTTAAAAAGTCTAAAGATTTTTCTAATTTTTCTATTTCACTGCCGCCTGGAATTACGAACAAAGCCGGACCCATAAATTTTACAATATCTTTGAGAGAAAAAATACCATTTTCTTCCAAATTTATTGACATATTTTCACCAGGATCAGTTTGTAAGAATTTTTTAACCACAGGATCCGCATTTTTCCACTCATCAGTTTGTTCAATGGTTTCGTCCCAGGTAAAAATTCCTAATTTTCTTGCCTTGAACAAATTTTCAAGGATGTTTGAATTAGTGGGTTGAGCTATTTTTTCAGAAATATTCAAAAATTTCAGATTTTTGCCATCGAATGATAACATAGGAATGTATTGCTCAATGTTAGCTTCAATTTCTCTGATTTGATTTTGATAATTTTCAAATTCTTCATCAACTATGAAATTTTCTTCAATAGCAACACGACCTAAAAATGTCAATGACCGCTCATCTAGTGAAAAAATCCATGCTTTATGCTCGGGATCCCATTGTGCCATGTTTAGCTTGGGCTTTTCTTCTCTAATTCTTGCCAGCAGTGATTCGTTAAATGGAAATTCTAATTTAATTGTTTTTCCAAAGTTGGAATGTTCAAACATAGCAATACGTTTGAAGGAAGACACTAATCTTCTTGCCAGTCTAAATGACGGATTTTCCAAAAATGGCAAAATATCCTTGCCAAAGATAGAATTTAACTTTGCTACCTGTCTTTTAAGAATTTTTACAGACAATAATTCTTGCTTTTCTGTAAAACCTGAGCCCCGGGATATTTGATCGTGAAAACTGTATATCAATTTTGAATCATATGGATTCATTGACACATTACGGCTAATGGCAAGGGCAATAATTAGGTCTTCAATATACATAAAGTTATTATAACATAAAATAAAAAGGAGAGCAAGTCTCCTTTTTGATTACAGCACTACGTCTTCTAGTCCAGCTGTTCGAAGTTTGATGATATTACTCAATTGCCATTGTTTTATATCCAAAGCCTTGACAATGCCCAACCACTGATTTCGTAGCATGGCAAATTCGTTGATAATTTTTTCCATATCAACAACATCTGCTTCACCATCGACATATTTTTCAACGTCTCGACTGCTTAGTGCTCTTTGATAATTCTCTAGATATTTTTTAAATGCTTTACTACGAGTACGTCTTAATTCAATGTTCAAATATTCCAATACAGCTTCGATTTCTTGAAGTTGATTGAAACGTTGTTCAACAATACCGGGTAAATGGGCTGAGGCTTTTTCCACGTTGCCGTGAATCTTAACCTCATACCTTGCAGAATCTAGTTCTTTATAAAAGTGCTCTATGCAGTCAGGAAGGAACGATATGTCTTTGCTTACTTTAGAGTACCATGACATACTCAGTCCATGTCTTCACCGTAGTCGTAGTCTTCTTCGTCGATGTCTTCTTCGTCATCTTTGTTTTCATCTACAACTAACTGGATTGCATTGTCTAAGTACGTATCATATCCCATCAAACTTTCAAGGACTGACAACTCAACATCTTTACCTAACAAAAAGTCAACGTATTGATTAGCGGCAACTTCTTTGTTTTTATCAGAGACATATTCTCTGAATGTATCCCATACTTCTATGATTAGATCTTCTTCCATTATGCCTCCTCGGTGTCTTCACTTACTACTGGATCTACGGACTTTTCACCATTCTTGGAAATGTCTTCCATCATAATGGACAAGCCTTCTTTCTCGTTCTTTTCCCATGCCTTGCGGAACTGTTTGATGACTTCGCCATCTGTAGTTGTGTAAACAAGACTGTTGCCTTCTTTCTTCAACATACCTTTGGCTTCGAACAAGTCAACTAAACCGCTATGTGGACTCATACCTGTTGAATACGGAATCTCAACTTGTACAGCTTCGAAAGGTTTAGCATAACGAGTTTTCATAATCTTACAAGCAGAACGAATACCGTTAACTGTAGTAGTCTTATTACCATCTGCATCTGTTTTCAATTTCAACTTACGCATAGCAACTACAATAGAGCTTGCATAGATGAAACCTTGTCCACCGCTAATCTTATCGTCTGGATCAAACATGTCTTGCGATGCATAAGTGTGATTTGTACAAACCATACCCACGTTCCAAGAACCAAACATGTTAACACAGTTACGAACAAGACTTGTAAGTGCCTTAGGCTTACGGCCCATGTCACCTTTCATTTCACCTGCTTCGAACTGATTAACGTCTGTAGGAGTTAACAACATACCCAAAGAGTCGATTACAAATAATACCTTAGGACGAACGTCCTCAGCCATTGTTTTATACTCTTTCATGAATTCAGAAATAGTTTTAGCTACGTCATCAATCATGGCCATGTTAAGTTTTAGAAGTTTATCTTCACTGGTGTCAACACCTAGATCCTCTAACCATTTCTGATCAAGAGCATTTTCACTGTCAACTAGAACAACATAGATACCTTGTTCCTGTGCCGCTTTAATAATGTTACCGGAACAGATATATGATTTACCTGCTCCTGATTCGCCCGCAAAAACTGTTACTTTGCCCAGGGGAACTCCCTTGTAGAAGTCCCCTGAGATAAGATAGTTCAGGGCGTAGTTACCGGTTGAAATCCAATCGGTAGGGTCATTAAACCCAATTCCTAAGCCATCAATACTTTTAGTGATAGACTTACGGAACTTCGATATATCGAAGGCCTTTCCCATGTCTATCTCCTATTAAGTACTTTGACGATTGCGAATCATCGCAATGATATCTGCGGCTCTGCTAGATGCTTCACCACCTGCGCTCTCAGCTTTTGCGGCTGGAGGAGTGAATGATTTCTCTGCTGTTGCAACTTCTTCTTCCCAGGGTGCAGCCTCTTCGGCTACAGGTGCTGGTGCTGCCTTAGGAGCAGGTGCGGCTGCTGGTGCTGCCTTAGCGCCACCTTCATCTGCATCGCGGCCACCAAAGCCTGCTGGCTTAAAGTATTGGCTCCAACGATCTGGATCATATGCTTCGCCATCAACTGATGCTTCAAACATTTCTTTGATGACTTTAAGTTCAACTGCGCCTGGCTTCTTAGGTAAGAAGTCTGACAATTTGAACAAACCGTGTTGTGCAATAGCCGCTTGTTCTTCTTCGCTCAATGCACGTTCACGACGAGCCCAAGTTGAAGTAGAGTAGTCAGCGTAACCACCTTTGCTAGTTTTAGCAATCTTAAAGTCCAAACCACGAACGTAGTCTGTTGGCAATTCTTCGATCTCTGCATCCATTAGTGCGTTCTTAACAATGTTAAAAATCTGGCTACCAATGATGAATCGACGAATTGGATTCTCTGGAGTACGGTCTTCTTTGAACTTGCTGTCAACAACAAATCCTTGGAATAAGTAAGACTTTTTCTTCCAGTACTTACGACCCATATCTTCCAAGCTCTTGTCTTTGAACCAAGGACGAACCTCAGTAAGAATTGGACAGGTCTCACCCCACATTTCCATACATGGGACTTGCACAGTCACGGGCTTAGAATTTGTTTCACCTTTAATTCCAGCAAAAGGCAATTTGATCATTGCTCGCTCTAACCAGAAAAAAGTGTTGTTTGTGTCGCCATCGGGCAAGAAACGAACTGTTACGTTTGTGTTTTCTGCGATGTTCCAGTGTGGAAAAATTGCGTTGTCGCCGCCGGATTGTCCGCCGGTTTGTTGTGCGCTCTGTTGAAGTTTTGCGCGAATTTCTGCTAACGTTGCCATAATAATGTTTCCTTAATAAAGTTTTATGTGCCGCTTTCTTAAAGCCAACTGACTAAAAGAAAAACTGTGCATAGAGTTAACTATACACAGTTTTATTTATGTTTGCAACCTAAAAGGTGCAGATAATATGGTTTATTTTGCCAATCCGGATAATTTCATAATTGATGAAAGTTCTTCACTCATTCCCAATTCTGCCTTCTTACGGGCTAGACCTGCTGAGCTTGTTGGGCTATTGGTTTTTTCTTTTTCTAAATCTTTGGTAGACATTTTCCAGTCGCCGCCTTGTTCCTTGCGCTTGTATGCAGGAACTTGACTCTTGTCTGGACCACTTTCATTTGGTCCGCGGTCGTCTGGAACGCCAGCGGCCTTCAATGCATCTGCTCGATCACCGTAACCTTTAACACCTGGCTTGATATCTTTAGATGCCTGTCTAATCGCTGCCTTTTCTGTGTCAGAGGCATTGCTAGCATCAACGTGCTTCATTGTTGTAGAAGCTTGATGACTTTCTCTACCTTCAACTTTTGCCTTAATGTTGCCCACAAGTTCTTTTAGTCTTGCTAATCCGTCATCACCGTTAACTTGTGTGCCATGACGTTGTTGCCATTCTTGTGTTAGTTTGTTCATAAATTGTTCTGCCATTTGAGCTGCTTGTTCGCCTGCTTCTTCTCCAAACTTTTCACTGATAGATTTCTTAACATCTAGTACAATGCCTTCGCCACCGCGGAATGGTCCAACTTCTGGGTTGTCACGATTATAAAAACTCTTAACAATCTTAGCAACTTCTTGTACCATTGAGCTAGTATCTTTACCTTCAGCTACTGGAGGTTGTGCAGGAAGCGCCTCAGGAGCAGGTGGTGGCACTTCTGCTGGTGGTTGTTCTTGTCCTGAACCAGTTAGGCCTAGTGCTACTAACAGTTCTGGGTAGCTTTCTTGAGCCCACATTTTTAAAACTTCCATAGGATCAGCAGATGGATCTAATTCAGATGCTGATTTAAATTTATCTTCTAAGTCAGAATCAGTTAGACCCAAGCCGCTGAAAAATTGCCATGCTGTTTGACCGTCAGGACCTAATTCTAGTTCGCCGTTAGGCAGTTCATTCATTGCTTGTTTTAATGCTTGAATTTGATCATCAGTTAGTTGACCTTGCTCAGTTGCTTCTGCCCATTCTTCAAATTTGCTAAATGCATTTTCTTTAACACCAGTTCCGCATACGCAAGGGTCTTCCTTGCAATCTGGACAAATGTCTGTTTCTTCATTTACATATTCTTCTAGGTCTACTGTATTTGTTTCTTGCATGATTTTGTGGATCAATGGAAAGAAACTTGCTAGGTCTTCTTTGAAATTTGTTTCTGTAAATTTTGCCTTGTAGGTTTCCATAGTTACAGGATCTAGTTCCATTAGGTCATCGCCCTGGTCTACTCCTGCTAATTCTGTTACCCATGATTCATAATGATGACGCTTGCTTAGTGCTTCGATAGTTGCTTTTAGTTCGTTTAATCGGCCTACGGCCCTTTGTGTAATTCCCATAGCGTCATCATGCAAACTTGTGTGTTGTACTTGTCTTTGGAATTCTTGTAGTTGAGCAATCTGTTCACTCATACGAACAATAGCCTTGCCGGCCGGGTCGTGCGGAACACCACCATGGTCAACGTGTTGAGCCATAGCAAATGCGCCAGCCGGATGAATGAACGGATATTTGAATCTTTCACCGTCTCTGTTTTGAATATAAATTGCCTTGATGTTTTTACGTTGGCTGCGAGCACCTGGATACATTTCGTCAACTGCTTTGTGATGTCTTACAATGACTTCAGTTGCGCCCTTAACTGCGCGGCTAGTTTTCTTAGAACTCTTTTGGTTCCAACGTGATTCGTTCATGTTCATAGTAGGGTCTTCTTCCTTAGGGGCTTGCGTGGCAGCAAGATGTTGAAAATCGTTTCTGTCAAGATTTGTCTTAGCGATGTCGCGTGTGTCAAACCGCAGTAATCTACGCATGGCAAACATACGCATTTCTTTTAAAAATCCGTACCAAACTTGTTTGCTAGGATCGTCTTGATTTTCTGTAATACCTTGGCTGTAATAAATCTTTAAGCTACCTAGGTCGTTTAGGCTGATGCTAACACGACCTAAATTCACGCCTTCGTTGACAAAGTCAAAATCAAAGAAACGTGCTTCTGCAGGGTCAATAGTAACTGCTCCTGTTTCATCGCCCATTTCTAAATTAGTGAAACGGCTGCGAACTTTGTCAAACAGGTCTTGAGAGATTAATTGGATAGCTTTCATATTAGTTATTTATTAATAATTGCTGATGTAGATGGGCATGGGCATGATAAACTCGTCCTCGCGTTCTTCTCGCATTTTGTCGTAGATAGCAGGATCCCACTCCTGTAGCATCAGGGCCATGCGTATAACCAACAATGTAGCACTAACTAGGTCGTCGTGTAGGCCTACTTTAGCTTCAAAACTAACGCCTTTTGCAATGTATCCTTTAAGTTCGCTGATTAACGGCTTACTTCTAACTCGGAATCTTTTGCTTTCTATTAGGTGCTTTAGTTTGGCACAGGCATTAATTTTACTCGAGTTTGTAGTGTTAAATCCTTTACGGAATCTACGTACATGCCCTTTCTTAATAGGTTCACTTAAGAACAGGCCCGGGATACTCTCTTCGCCAATTTCTTCAATGGCAACTAGAGCAGCCTCGCCAATGTTGTTATTTTCTACTGAATAATATATGCTAGACTGAACACCCTTAGCGGCACATTCATCGTTAATAAAGTTAGCAAGATCTCTAAGAATACGCACCTGACCTTGAATAGTTGTTAAGTTATGTTGCCACTCTCCTACTTGTTCAAAGCTAGGTATTTCTAAAATCTGTATAGCTGCAGGGTCACCGCCTGTACCTAGGCTAGGATCTAATGCTAGTAAATAGGTACTCATTGGATTAACTTTCTTATACCAACGAGCTTGACCCATCTTCATAATGGGTTCGTCACCTTCTAGACCTGCAAGACAAATACTGTTAATCAATGTTTCATCAAAGACCAAGAATTCACAATCGTGTTCTCGTTTAAAACGTTCTTCACCAATACGACTACGTTCTTCATTGGCCCAGTTTTCATCACGATCAGGGTGCTCATTCCAGTATGCACGGAATGGAAAAAATCCGTTGCGTCCTAGAGTCTGCTCGTTACCAAACTCATCAAACTTATAATTTGCTTCTTTCCAAATATTAGCAAACTGGTCTTCATCACTGTTAGGAGTGCTTGTAATAATCGCTTTACCACCAGTGGCTAGTGTAGGCGAAATAGAAGTCCAGAATTCAACGGCAATGTTAGGTTCAACGAACGCAAACTCGTCAGCATATAGTAATGACAGTGACAAACCTCGACCAGTTGTTTCAGTTGTTGTCTGTGCAATAATACGGCTTCCGTTATCGAATTCAATACTTTGTTTGTTGTAACTCTTTACACCGCAACGAATATGATTAGGACAAAGTTCGTAAGCATATCGAATACGTGACATAATTTCTTGGGCACCTGTAAACTTGTGCGCGGCAACTAGAACAGTTGCATCAGGTACAAACATAGCGTACCACAACAAATATCCTGCGGCTGTTGTTGTCTTACCTGTTTGGCGAGGGAGTAAGTTTACGTTAAATCGATTTCCATGATAACTGTCAATTAGCCTGCGTTGATATTCAAAAGGCTCGTACTGTAACTTACCTTTAGTAGGGTGTTGAATATAAAAAAAGTTATCAAGAAAATAGTGAGGTCCGTTAGTTGGGTCCGTGCATTTCAGCAGATCTTCAATATCTTTTTCAGTATACTTGTCAGCGCTGTATGCAGTCTTAACTAGTTTGTTATCCGTATATGCCATGCATTTATTTAATGAAAAAAATAGACCCCGAAGGGTCTATTTGGTAAAGGTAAAACTTATCAGTTTTCGCTGACAAACCTTTTGTATTGTGCAAATAGATCTGTTACTGCTTCGTTCATATCTGCGTATGCTTTTGGACTTGTTCCGTCCATTCTATCGCCTTGCCCTGGCTGATTCTCTTGATGTGCAAACTGGTTTGCATCGAACTCATTCTTTTTGTTAGGGTCAGATGGAGTGTTGTCATACTCGTCAACTGGCTCTTTCTTTTCCATGTCATGATCATCCATGTCGTGATCACCGTCATTGTCTAGGTCGCCGTGTGCTTTGTTAACATCATCACCGCCTTCGTCATCGCCATCCATTGGATTTAACTTGTCAATAACACTACGCATAGTATCTGCTGGGCTTCCGCTGCCTGCTGGCTCTAGTGTTCCCGGTGCTGGTGGTGCATTGTCTAATGGAGGAGATGCTGATACAGGTTTGTTTTGACCTGCAAGTTGCATGATAGTAGCTAACATGTTGCTTAGTTCATCACCGCTGCCTGCTGACATGTTAATGCTTGCTGGCATAGATGGCTTCTCTGGAGCAATGTCCATGCCCATTTCTGGAACCATACCTGGCATCATACCACACTCTTCAACTTGCTGACTTTCCTTGATAATGTTAGGATTGTCGGCATCTAGTTCTGCCAATCTTTTTAGTACGTCAATCATTTGCATATTATTTTCCTTTGCCACTTATAGGGCCAATGTTTCCTGGTTCTGCATCTGTATTGAACTTGGCAGGACCGTCTGTGGGAATTTCTTCTCCACGCTCGCGTCTTTGTAATTTCAAGATATCATTCAATTCTTTGACAAATCCACTGTTGTATTTGTCACCGTAAAAATCTTCCATTTGAGCATTAGGAGCTTCTTTGTAATCTGGATCAGCTAACAAAGCGCCTTCTCTTTTAGGTTCAATATTTTGATATTCTTCAGTAGGTTCCATAGGACTGCGAACTACTAAATGTTGTTTACCTACACCAAGACCTGAACTTAGATATTCTGTTAGTTCAAATTGTGTAGTTGGATAGTCTAATACAACTTCATAGATATTAACTTCGCAATTTTTAACTTGGGGGAAATCTAATGGTAGCGCTTGAATAGGAGTCTTTGATTTTTTGAATCCTGCTGGAGCATTGCCTGTAGTGAAACGGCTTAGTAAGCTCTTCATAGTATCTTCTTGCTCAGTGGTCATTTCGCCGGCAATTTTGATACGGAAGTCATACTTCTTTTTAGATTCGGTTAGGTGTTCTTTGAATGATTTCATAGTGTATTATTTATTAAGATTCTTTAGTTTCTCCAGGATGCTATTACGATCTGTAATAATATATCCTTCGCCCTCAACGGTATTTCCGCTACCTTCACCGTGTTTTTTGTCTATGGCCAGCTTCTTAAGCTGTAAATCAACCATCTTTAACTTCTTATCGATTTTGTTAGTTTTAGCTGTGATAGCGGCATTCATCATCTGTGCGGCTACTTCAAACATACGAGAACCGTAGCGTGCTTCTACGTTCATTCCTAGGTCCATTAAGTCATCGTAGGCTTTTTCAGCTTTGTCTGCAAGTGCATCTAGCTCTGCATCACTGATATCTCCCAGCCCTTTTACACGAGGTAACGCGGCTGCAATCTTATCAAATTCTTCTAACTTTTCTTCTAGATTAATTGTAGGCACTGGACTTACATCAACTGCTTCTGCTTGAATAACAGGCTCAGCTGGTTCTATGTTTAAGAGTTCTTCTAACTTTTTTGTCATATTTTTACTTATTCCGTTTTCCACCATTCTGGAAAATATCGCTTTCGTTGACAATCCTAAACTTAATGCCCTGCTGACTGCACCAATCTGCGGCTGCTGACCATTTGGCTTGATTCTTAATAAACTGTGCTTGATTGTAGGGGTTTTTACCCACACGTTCTTTTAGGGTTTGATTAGCAGGTTTTATTTCTACAATCTCAACGTGCTTTTTCATATTCTTATCGACATAAGAAATTAAGAAATCAGGAACGTATATTGTATGCTTGCCAGTTAATGGATCTCTATAAGGTATCTTTACACTTTCACTGGCCCACTGCTGTATGCTAGGATTGTTATCGCAGAAAGTCATAAATGTGAATTCCCAAGAACTTCTATACCTAGGAGCACCTTGTCCTATATATTTTTCGGGATTTTTTATTTTATAAACACCCTGACTAAACTTTAAGCTCATGCTACAATGTTTCTTTGAATTTCAGGATGTGTTTGGAATTTTTCAGCGTAACCTAGACTGCTACTTTTAAATCTATTGTAATTTAGTATCTCAGAAACTAGTCCAGATAACTGTACGTTGTCTAATCCTTTTAGTGTATCTAAAATTTGCATAGGATTATAGCCGTCTTGTTTGGCCTGTCTAATAATTGTAACAGCAATAGATTCTGCGGCTACTTCGCCGAAATCTCTATTAGTAAAATAGCCCTTCATAGCGGCTAGTACAGATGAATTAATTTCAACTGGTGCACTCATATATGAGTCAAATGCTTGTACTGTTGAGTCTTGAGATTTACTAACAGGGATGTTAGAATAATTTTGATTCATAATTACCTTTTAGGAGGAAATATAAGTGCGGCAGGATTTGCTCTAATCTTCCCGTCAACACTGGTATTAAACGCTTTGAAGATGTTGATACCCACCCCGCCTGGCAAATTGAACACTCCTGGATTGTATTCCGTGCTTGGAGGTGTATAATATTTTCCTGGAGATGTTTTAGTTAGAGCACCAAGTGCTCCGCTGGCAATATTATAACCTGTAGCCTTGGTTCGAACAATACCTTTAGTGTTTACATAATTCTTAGCAAGGATTGTAGCAATATCTAACAGTGGGTTAGGCGAATTATATTGGCCGCCTACTTTGCCAAACACTCGCTGAGCGCCCGGTTTATCAAAGCCTGTTTCTTTTTTAACATAGTAGGGATTGTTTATAGGGTTGCCGGCAATCTGCAGTGGACTTGGCGTCTTATCATAATACACTGTTGTAAAACCTGGAGGATTAGTTTCTGCAACAATCTGACCATAATCATAAAGGACGTTTTCATAGGCAACCTGCATTCTATTCTGCATAGTCTTGCTGCCTTCACTTTGATTTAAACTATCATGTGCCCATTCTGTAATCTTAGGATTAATCAAAGTTACCTGCGTAAAATTCTGTTGATGTAGACTATAAATTTCTATAGAAGTTAAGAAAGGAACTTTGACATTGTTATCGTAGATACCATATTGATAATCTGTTTCACCGTACTTAGTATCTCTAAATTCTACAGGTACTTCGCCATTTGTTCCGTAACTACTGTCTGCAAAATAATGTTTGTAATAGTTGATCCATAGTTTATTAATGATATCGATGTTGTCATCATGGAACTCAACCCCCACTGGAGTATAGGTTAATTTAGTAGGTACTACTGTTTTTCTATTGTACTGATTTAATGTCTCAGTAGCAATGGTAAATTTAGGAAGGTCGACTTTTTTAACCAACAGCCCAACATCCATTGAACTTTTATTCCTCCATTCTTGATCTATAATAGCATTAGGATTGATATTGAATACTACATAGTAGAGGAAACCAACTTTGGGAGAATATGCATAATTATCGTCAACATAAAGTCGACTAGCATGTTGGTAGTCTTTTAAATTAGGATAACCACTAGTATATCCTGTTGACGCTAAAAAGTTATTGAACGCATTACTCATACAAATATTTAGCCAAATAAAAAGCCCGGGTTTTTATGCCGAGCTTTTTGATAGTTAATTTAACTATTAACCTGTACTTAGACCTTGTGCGCCTGCCGGACGTACTACACGACCTACGTCGATACCAATGCCGCTGGCTGCACCACCTGGAGCATCTAGTTGAATAGCATTATCATAAGTGATAGTTAGTGCAATATCCATTGGGTTAGTTGCATCTGCGTAGTCACCGCCTTGATAAGTAGCCTGCTTAATAAAGCATCCTAAGAATTCAAAACTTTCTAGTGTAACTGGTTCAAATTGACCGTTACCACCGTCAAGCATTTCAACACGCATTCTGAACTTATAATCAATACCGCTAGCAGCACCGCTTTGTTCAAAGAAGTCAAATTGTTTCTGTAGTTGCTCACCTACCTTGCGACTAACAACACCGCTCGCGTCATCACGGATAGTTAATTTTGCATCTGCAAAATTGTGCTTACCTAATAGCTTAACTGTGCTGTTGTAAACAGGTAATTTGATTTCTTCAAAACTAACTTCAGGACGGCTAACGTTCATTACCTGTTTAGTTAGTTCAGTTGTAGGTTGCCCTGGAACACCAAAACTGTCTAAAGTAACACGGAAGCGGTACTTTAGTTTTGGCATCAACAGACCCTGTGTAGTGGAAGCCTGACTTCCACTAATAGGTACTGTAAATCTTGATAAACTTGCGATTGGCATATAAATGCTCCTTATTCTTTGTATTTACCTATTATAGTCCGGCTGCAATGTCACCAGTATTTTTCAAGCGTAGTGGAATATAAATGTATTCAATAGCTTTTACTGGCTCAATGGCAATGTCAACATACAACTCATTTCTGTCAATTCTAGAAGGAGTGTTGTTTGTCTCATCGCAGACTACAACATAATCATATAGTGCTCTTTGTCCTACTAACTCAAGCATTAGACTTTCGGCTGCTGCTTTAATTTCGCGACGTGTCTGAGCATCGTTAGGTTCAAACAAGAATGGTCTTGCAAGAACATCTAGTTGTTTACGTAGATAGCAAACTAAACGTGCTACGTTAATTCTATCTAGTGCGCTGGCATTTCTAGCACGAGTACGCTGACCATAGGCCAATACGCCAACACCAGTTAGTGTAGCAATTGGGTTAATCTTAACATCGTCAAGTACGTCACGTAGACCTTGTGGCAATGCAGTAGTCTTGAACTCGCCTTCAGCATTGATATAACCAACACTAGTTGCATTGTCAACACCACCACGACGTGTTCCTGCTGGAGCAAACCATGGGTAGCTCTTAGCATCACTGTTAATGATTGTACGCAACATCATGTGACTTGGTGGAACAACAATCTTGTTGCCTGTGTTGTCAGTAGCATAGCCACTTGGGTAGTACATGGCCATGTATTCGTCATAGCTTGTAGCACCTGCATCACCGTTGTCTAATGCACCAGCAGTGTTTAAACCCCAAGCATTCAACGCAGTGCCAGTTGGCTCTAAGCGGAATGGTGTATCACCTACAACAAACGCAGTAATACCGCGATCAGTGTTCAATCCAATCATGTTCTGAATAACTTCAGGATAACCAGGAGTTGCTAGCAAATTAAATCCTAGCGTGTCATTATCACGGATACTTTGATTAGTATCAATTAGAGATTTCATAGCCTCAATTACTTGTGCTCGTTGACTTAGTCTACCAAACTGCGGACCACCGTCAGCGGCTACAGCATTCTGTGATACCCAGCGATCAGCTGCATATGAAGACATGCTAGCATTGTTAAGTCGAGGGTTTGTTTCAGTAACATCGATGTAACCAGAAACATATCTCTTAACGTTGAATCCGCTACGGCGTGTGTTCCATAGACGCATACCTTTTGGATACAATGCTGGATCTGGTGCATCTGGATCTAGGTTGTTACTGCCTAACAATCTTGAAATGCTAGATGGTGTAGAGCTAGAACCTTGCTCTGCCCAACGTGCATCGGCAAACAACCATCCATCTGGTGTTGATTGATCTGTTACATCTTGTTTGACCCACTCAGTACCGCTGTAAACATAAATGTTTCTACCATACTGATCGATATCACTAGTGTCAACCCAGATATCGCCCGTGACTAGTGCTGAACCATCAGATTGTCCTGTAGTTTTGTCAGGCTCTGTGGCACTAATGATTGGACCAGCTGGATCAGCGTTAGGGAATGAGTTGCTATAGCCAACCCATGTTGTACCGTTGTGATACATAACATCCACTTCATCGACAACACTGTTGTACCATAATGCTCCGTCTGCAGGAACTGTATATGGAGCAGTTGGAGTTGCTTCATAGACTAATGACTTCCAAGCAGTAGCAATATAGTTGAATTGTGTTGTGCCAAAGACAAAATCATTGGTAGGTGTTGAATATAGATTTGCAGTTGACCCTAGGGCAAAGAAGTTTCCTAATGGGGTATTAGTATCGTCGTATAACTCAAAAGCGCCACCACCAGAGTGTGTGATAGATAACACGTTTGTAGTGTTATCCCAGGTTGCGCTTAGGTAAGTTAAACCTGCCGCTGAAAGAGCTGCTGGAATTAATGATCCTAATTTTAGTCCGGTATTTAAGGTGTTAACAGTTACAGTTTGTGTGCTACTCCAAGTACCAGATAATGTTGTTTCTCTTACAACAAATTTATAATCTGTTGAAGGATTTGCAATGTTACCACTAGCTGATCCAGTGATTGTTGTAACACCTGTTACAGCTTTTCTCCAAACTTTAAAACTAGCAGATTCAGTAACACTGTGATCGTAGTTAGATTCAATGAATAACGATCCTACTGGAATATTTTTACCGCCGCCTGTAGCATCTAATGCATAGTTAGCACTAGGGATATTAGAATAAATCGGTGTAGTTACAGTAGTCCAAGACTGACTTGAACTATTGTATAATTTGATTGACCAGTTTGCACCATTTGCAGGAGTGGTTGTTGTTACCCAAACGCTGCCAGTAGCAGTACTACCGTTAAAGTTTGGATAAGAATAGTGTTGACTAATTGCAACTTGTTTACCGCTATCAAAACCATCAGCTACTGCTGTCCAAGTGTTATTTGATCTCTTGTAGTATAACTGATTTGTATTGTTGCTGGTTACAACCATGCAATAATCACCAATCTGACCAACACTGGCTGCAGGGGCACTTCCGTCAAAGTTAGCTGCCTGTGAATTATCATCTAAAACAATAGGAGTCTTAGCAGTAAATTTCTGTGTAGTTGCATTCCACTCTTTGACACCAAATACTGACGATGCAGTATCTACCCAATATGTTCCGCTAACTGGTGCGCCTACTGGTTCTGTACTAGTCGGTGTTAACGCAGCTAGGTCCATGTCTGCACGTACTATGTATGCACGTGAGCTTACACCTAATGCACTATAGGCAGCTTGTAAGCCATATTCGTTTAATTCATTACCGTGTAATGGATTGCCACTGCTGTCAGTGTAGAACAAAGGTGTTCCGAATGTATCTGTTAGATCACGTTGACTTGTGATTAACCATACTTTACCTGCATTAGCGGCTGTGGTACCCAAAGCTGTTGTTCCGCTTGGGTTTGTTTTATCTTCTTGTGTGGCTACAAATAGCATCGGCACCGTGCCGGGGGCTGACGGAGTGTAAAAACTCTCGTCAATAACGCTTACTTGTACGCCTGGTGAATTCAATGTTGCCATTTAACTGTCTCCTATATGGATTACTTGAGTTATTTACCAAGATGATGATAAAAACTCCTGGTTAAATACGTAACAAAAGGGCGCAAAAAGGGCGGGGTATGAGAAATTTATGTAGAATATGTAAACAAAGACCTGTAGCAGTTAACTACTACAAAGAAGGTCGTGCATTCTACAGGTCAAAATGCGACCACTGTGCTAATAATCGAAGTGACGGTACTCCAAAGTGGGAGTTAGCTGGTTACAAAAAGAAAACTGTCTGCGATAAGTGTAACTACACTTCTAAATACAGTGAACAGTTTAATGTGTTCTACGTTGATGGAGACCCTAGTAATTGTAGATATACAAATTTAAAAACAGTGTGTGCTAACTGCCAACGACTATTGCACAGGCTCAAGCTACCTTGGAAACAGGGCGATCTTCGACCAGATTTTTAATCTGCTCAAATAAGTCGTCTATGGATGAATTGTTCTGTATAGTGTAGTCGATGTCTTTGCCCACCCATGCAGTTTCGCTGGCATGCACGCCTAGTGCTTTAAGTTTTTCGGCGGCAAACGTATCACCATTATTTGCTTTGCCAGCCATAATATGCCAGCTAGGTAATTCACCACGTTGCACCCAGATTACTTTTCCGCCTGCATTATGAATAGCCTTAATTTCGTTAGGAAAACGTACATCACTGATAACAATGTTGTCAGTGGTTTTACGCATTTTGTTTTCTACTGAAGCAATCCAAATATCGTCGTGGAAACCTTGACGGCAAACTTCAGTGCCCCAGTATTGTAAAATCCAACGGGGAGTTAACTGCGGCATATCTAAGCGTTTTGCCCACCAAGGATCTACTTGTTCACGCCATTCACGAGCTTCTTTGGTACGGCCTTCTAGGAGTGTGCGGTCCCATCCAAACACTGCGGCTACAGCATCTTTAAGAGTATTAGCAAACGAGTCTCGACGAAATCCGTGAAAGTTAACCAAATAATCTGCGGCAGTGTCTTTGCCAGAGCCAATAAAACCCACGAATCCGATAATCATAGCATCTCCTTGCGATACTATAATTTATAGGTTTTTTACTGCGATGTCAAGATTTTTATTAACCAATTACGAATGTAAGTGGTGTGCCGCCGTCTTTGTAGTTTACTAGATCCATCTCTAGTGTTTCCATTTCGGCTTTGCCTTCGCCTTTTAATGCAGTACCGTTTAGAGCGGTGCCGCCTTGCGGACTAGCAATCTGATTGAATTTTTCACGGGCTTCACCTAGCATCATCTTGCAGGTAGCCAGCGAATAGTCCTTGAGCCACTGGTTAGCAAAAGGGTCCTGTAATAGATTAAAGTCAGGACGATAGTTGAACAACCACAGAAGCACTTCTTCTTCACTTCTAGGACGTTGCATGATAGTTAGTTTTTTAGTAGTTTTATTAAATGTAAAATTAATATCACTACCGAACATTTTGCCTACTTGCTTCTGATATGAAGCAAAAGCATAATAGGTAGCTAAGCCGCCCATGTTCGAAGAAGTTAATAGATAGGTATTTGAATACGCTAAATTAAATGGTTCAAACAAAGTTCCACCTTGTCCGCCCCCTGACCTAGAACCGATACTGCGTCTAAAGATTTGACGTACATTTGTTACTTCTTGAGGCAAAATGTAGTCGTTTTTATCAATTTCTATCATTAAAAAGCCGAAACTTTCTTCTACCGCATTACTGCTACGTTGACGGAACTTATTTAAAGCACGGTCAATGGCAGTGTTATAGTGGGCAGGATCTAGCTCTACGTCAACCATGCCATCACCTAGCATCAGTTTGCAATAGTCTATTACTTTTTGGCGTTCGTTTTCGTTCTCAGTCATATCAATATTTAGCTATAAATAGTAGACTATGCCAAGACTTTCTCTTTACCGTCCCGAAAAGGGCAATGATTTTAAATTTCTAGATCGTACAATCAACGAGCAATTTCAGGTTGGCGGCACTGATGTATACCTACACAAATATCTAGGAGCAGTAAATCCAGCAGAGGGCGAAAGTAGTCCTACAAAACCAGCAAACGTTGCTGAAGCAGGCGAGCTAGGCATTCAAGATGTACTATTCATGGAAAACAGGGATCGGCATTATGATCCTGATGTTTATGTTATCCGTGGAATTTATACACTACAAGACATTGATTTTAACCTAAGCCAGTTTGGGTTATTTTTACAAAACGATAATATTATGATCACATTCCACTTACGTGGAAGTTATGATTCTATAGGTAGAAAAATCATGGCAGGTGATGTCATTGAACTGCCGCATCAGAAAGATGAGTATGCACTAGATGACAGTCTAGTAGCACTAAAAAGATTTTATGTAGTCAGCGAAGTAACTCGTCCTGCTAGCGGTTACAGTCAGACTTGGTACCCGCACTTAATTCGTGCTAAATGTCAACCGCTTGTTGATACTCAAGAATTTAAAGAAATACTTGACGGAGATTCTGGAGCAGGCGATGGTAGCACTCTACGAGATCTGTTGTCCACATACCAAAAGAATATTGATATTAATGATCAGATTATAGCACAGGCACAAGAAGACACTGGTGCTAGCGGTTACGTAACAAACCAATTTTATGTAATCCCTAAAGATGAAAACGGACTAGTTGATGTTGAAGATGTTGCCAGTGGTGAAGTCGATGTTAGCTCAACTGCTTTAGATGCCAGTGCAGTCCTTTCAACTCCTGATAAGAATTATTACCTAGGATACCTAACAGGTGACGGCGTTCCGCCAAACGGTGCTCCGTATGGTTTTGGTATAGCATTCCCAGGTGGCGCTATACCCGGACAGTTTTATCTTAGAACTGATTATTTGCCAAACAGATTGTTTAGATATGATGGTAAGAATTGGATCAAGTTTGAAGATAATGTAAGAATGACTAATAGTATGTTGGGCGAAACGCAGACTGCAGACTCTACTAAAGTAAGAAAAACACAGAAGTCAGGCTTTGTTAATAACACATCAACTGCAACTATAGGCGGTGAAGTTGTTCAAGAAAGACAGGCATTGAGCAAAGCATTAAAAGCAAGGGCAGATAATTAATGGACTATTTTTACGACGGGCAAGTAAGAAGATACTTGTCACAGTTTATACAGATTATGAGCAACTTTGCTTATAAAGATGCCAAAGGGCAGTTAGTTCGTGTACCTGTACGGTATGGAGACATGACTAGACAAGTTAGTCAGATTCTTAAAAAGAACAGCGAGAACACAATTCCCAGTGCTCCTTTTATTTCTTGCTACATTAAAGACATGCAATATGATCTTAGTAGATTACAAGATCCTACATTTGTCAGTAAAGTCCATATTAGAGAACGTGCGTTCGATGAAGACAACAACGAATACTTAAACGTTCAGGGTAATAATTATACTATTGAGCGTATAATGCCTAGTCCTTATAAGATAACATTTTCTGCAGACATATGGTCAACTAACACTGAACAAAAACTACAAATATGGGAACAGTTAGTTGTATTTTTTAATCCTAGTTTTGAAATTCAAACAACAGACAACTATCTTGATTGGACAAGTTTATCAACTATAACATTGGAAAATCAAACGTGGAGTAGCAGAACAGTCCCACAAGGCGTCAACGAAGATATTGACATAATGACTATAACGTTCTCTGCACCTATATGGATCACTCCACCTGCTAAAGTTAAAAAATTAGGTATCATTACTAAAATTATTTCTAACATGTTTGCTGAAACTGTCCAAGGTACTATACATACTGAATACAGTGATGTAAATGCCGCAGAGATGTTTGAGAACGCAAGTCCGGATGCTACTATAACAGTTACTCCTGGAGACTTTGATTTATTAGTGCTTAATAACACAGCAAGATTGATTTCTAGAAATGGTCAAGGTGATGACATAGACGTTGCTAATCCAAACAATATTTCTTCATGGCCTAGATTATTAGACATGTATCCTGGCAAGTTTAGAGCCGGGCTAAGTCAATTGAGATTTACACAACCTGCTGGCAACGATGTTATTGCTTATCTCAGCTTAGATCCCAGCGATGATTTTGCCATGAGATTAAGTATCGACAACGATACGATACCAAGCAATACTACCATTTCAGGTAGGGGTACAGTTGATGCCGTTATAAATCCAGAAACATTTAATCCCACAGGAGTTGCTAACGGTACAAGGTATCTAATCTTAGAAGATATTAATATTAACAGTCATTACGGGCAACCAGGTTACGATGGTCCAGACGCTTGGAAGAACACAGACCTCAGTGATTTTCAAGCACATGCTAATGACATCATAGAATGGAATAGCGGTGCATGGAGCATTGTATTCGATTCTGCAGCCGCTACGGAAGTAACTTACATAACTAACTCATATACAGGAACACAGTACAAGTGGAATGAAGGTTCTTGGAGTAAGAGTTATGAAGGTATCTACGAAGCAAAACTATGGCGACTAATTCTTTAAATCAAGTTATATGCAGTGGCGGGATCTTTCTTGCCAAAGATACTCGTCGATTTTTATTTCTACTACGCACACAAGGTAAGACAGCTGGTACTTGGGGTCTTGTTGGCGGCAAGAAAGAACCCACTGATAACACTGCCTACGATGCGTTAACAAGAGAAATAGAAGAAGAAGTAGGAAAAGCTCCTACTATTAAAAAGATTATTCCCTTAGAACTGTTTGTTAGCAATGATCAACACTTTCAGTATAACACCTACGTGTTGTTAGTTGATCGAGAATTTACCCCAACACTCAATGAAGAACATTCAGGGTATGCTTGGTGCGATTACGAAAACTACCCTAAGCCCTTGCACCAGGGCGTTAAGAACTCTTTTACAAATAAAATTATTAGAGCTAAACTAGAATTGCTGTTAGATTTAATCTAACAAATCTACGTTAAATGCGTATGTGCCAAGATGATGCAATTCTTGACTTAATGTTGTATCAACTTTAACCGTATATCCAGCGTTGGCTATTTTTTGACATAGGTACATGTCTTCACCGAGAAAATCATTTGACTCAGGACTCCACTGGAAATCAAACCAGGGTTTGCTAAGTTCTTTAAAAATGCTGACTTTGGTTAATATACATCCCATACCTATACCTGCAACTGGAACTAGTTCGTCTTGCACATCAAATGATAGGGGATTTTCCCAGTCGCCGATAGTTTCGTAGGCAACACCTTTGTAAGGTTTTTGACGTCGAACATAGTTAGCCGCCACTACAGGTTCATTATGACTCATAAGTCTAACTGCTGTGGTTGCAGGGAATACCATGTCGCTGTCTAACCATAGTGCATATTCTGCATCCAATTCGACTGCGGCAGTGGCTAAACGTTCTCGTTGTGTGAGCAAAATAGTACTGGCATCCATAAACACATGAGTGTCTATGTTATTCATTGTATTAAATTTAACCAGTTCAGCTAGTGCAAGGGCGTGAGCAGAATGCAGTGTATCTCTACACGGAATTAATACTGCTAACTTACCTTTTTTATTTGACCAACTGCTTGATGAAAATACGCTTTTATTCTTCATGTGCCTGCAACATCCATACTAAGTGTTTCACCCTTGATAACCAAACTTTGGATAGCATTGATTAAATCTTGAGTGCGTTTAGCACATAGTATAAAGTCAGTAGGACTCAATTTGCAAGCGGTATTCATTGATTCAAAGCTGATTTTTCCTCCAGTTAAGATTTCAATGGCGCTAGTTCTTGCTAGGTTTTCGATAAATGAAGTTTTGTGGTCTTCTTCAGTTCTGCCTAAAAGTTCTAAACATTCTTCTTCGTCTAGGTCTTCTAATAATTGAACAAGGTATTCAAGTTCTTGTTTTTCCTCAGCAGTTGCTTTAGTTTTTAAACTTTGAAGGTCTTGAATTCTTGTTAAAAATTTAGTTAACGTTTGGAGATTGGATGTTCTATCGTAGTAAGTGATAGAATCTAATTCCCATTTACTTGGTCCGACGATAATTTTAGGCAGTATGTTTTTTATTTGTGTTAATTTCATGGTACGTAAGGATTTGGAGTAACTTTGCCACCAAGAGTTGAGGAGAACGGAATTGATGCTCCAGCTACTTTACCGCCATAGTTAACACCAAGCACTGCACTTAACTTAACGTTCTGTGTACCTGTAGGGGCATTACCTCCCGTTCCTGGGGTTACGTTATTAAATGCTTGTTGGACCTTGCCCATGGCAATTGCTGATCCTGTTGCTGGTAAAATTCCTGGCATAAAGTTCTCTTGCGGCCTCCTTATTTAACGGCCATGTTTTGCAGCGCCTGTGAGATCTGATTAATTTGGCGTTGCTGATCCTTGACAGCTTCGATTAACAAAGCTACAAGCTTCTCGTATTTAACCACTTTTGTACCGTCGTCTCTTGTGGCTACAATTTCCGGAAGCACTGCTTCTACTTCTTGTGCTATAACACCTATGTCATGTTTCCTTACAAAATACCCATCTTCGCCGCCGCGCTGTTGGATATGTTCATCTTTCCAATCGTAGCTTACTCCACGAATCTGTTCTAACTTACCCAGAGGATCTACAATTAATTTAATATTTTCTTTTAAGTTAATATCTGAACTATAGTAGGCTGTGATTTCATTAGATGCTCGAATTTCTCCTGCAACACCATCCGATGCTGTTCCTACACTAAGACCCCCTGCGTTACTTAACCGCATTTTTTCAGACATTGTTAGCGCAGAACCAATTGCTATGTTTTGACTCGATCCTGTATACCATTTTACAGAATCACTCATATTCATTGCTGCTCTACCGATTGCTCCTGCATTATATGATGAGAAAAATGCTCCAGCTCCTGCATTTGATGGATAACACGCATACCCAATAGAAGGCCCGCCACTGCTATATTCTGTACCAAAGTTTGTTAACGCACCATTAGATCCGTAATAACCTTGCAACATAATAGTGCCGTTAGTACTTGCAGACGATCCTGAAACAATACTTCCATTGACTGTTAATTTATGAGTAAATCCAGTGTTTAACTGAGCAGTTGTTGCAACAAATACATTACCGCTTGAATCGATATCAACTGCTCGAGTAGTACCTGCGCTGCCTGCGTACCATGCATGATTTAGTCCATAACTAGTAATTGGGGTGTAGGCTGCACCACTGCGATTATAAGAAATAATAGCAGGTCCTGAACTTAATCCACCAGTTGGTGCGATTTCTAAACCAGCTGCACCACTATTACTAACGACAAATTTATTTGCAGGACTAGTGTTACCGATGCCTACATTACCGTTACGATAGATAGTCATTACTGCATCGGACAAGGTTACAGGGTTAGTATTATTGTCATTACGCATTAAGAATTGGAAATCTCCGATATTCCAACCAGTGCCATTACTTGTATAAACTAGAGCGCCCTTTGTGTATGTTGTATCACCGTCTGTTAGAAACCCTATTCCTGTAGAAGATCCTGATTGATAAAACCCTGGGTTGATTGTAAGAGGAAGTGTTAGCGCACCTTGTACTCCATATTTTATTTCCAGCCTCGAACCGGGAGATGTTGTGCCGATACCAACTCTACCACTCTGTGGATTAATTACAAAGCTACTTGTAGTATAGAATAATTCTCCGGTTGCTGTTGCATTATTAGCATCAACAAATGTCGGATAATAACTTGCATTAGCTGTTTGTAATATAGTATTAGTACTAGTACTTGACCCGCTAGATCCACCGCTAGACACTGCCCAATAAGGTGCTGATCCGTTACTAGTTAATACATAACCGTTAGTACCGATAGCTAAAAATGTAGTAGCACTCGATGCTGTTTGATAGGGGATTGAGCCCGCGGCTCCGGCTAACAAGGATGTCGCGGTTGAAAACGATAGTTGACTAGCTATGCTCATTTAATGTTCCAATTATAAGCTATTTATTAAGAGTTAAACTCTTATTAGCCTACAGGAAATGAGCTAAATTACTTCTTTTTCCAGAAGCTAAATGGACAAGTTTTCTGCGGTTTGTCTAGGTTAAAGTGCTCTTCGTAGAGTCTTTTAATTCTAGGTCTGTTTAGCATATAGCTCATACCATTGACAAATCTACGTTTTAGAGACCATTCTTCATCGTGCGGTGTTTTATCCCGTACAACCAGTTCAAAATTTTCTTCTGATAAGGGTATAAGCTGTGCCAGCGGAGTACCTGCACGAATAACGTGCGTACCTGCAGGGACATGCCAGTCTAATTGTATGTTAATTTCAGTACTAATTCCAGGATCTAATATACCGTTCATGGCTTGAAATTCAAAACTATCAGGGTAAGGGGCATGTGTTATTAAAAACTTAACACCCTTAGGAGCAACTACATGCCAAGGTGTGTTTAATTTTAGTACACTAGGATGTGCCCAAGGTGGTCTAGGCAAATGTTTAGCAGTAGTTCTGTGGCTGTGTGCCTGTGCCAGTTGATTAGCACCCATTAAAATTTGCAGTTCTGCACTAGGCAATTCCCAGCCGTAGTTTTCACCGTCAGTTTTTAGAGTAATATCGTGCCAGGCAGTAACAATGTAGCCCGTGGTAAACAGATCAAATACTCCCGGACAACGATATAGATGTGACTTTTCTTTGGAATTTTGTTTGTAATCTGCTCTTAGAGTATTAACCCATTTAGGCAGTGCTTCACTGGTTTTTAAAATAGGTACTGTACTTGTTAACCCGTGTATATCGCTATAGAATTCTATTTTTTTCATATTACTAATCAAAGTTTCCTGGAGCGGTAAATCTAATGTTTATCGCAATGTTTATTCTATGGCGGTCGGATGTGTTTACTTCAGTTTCGTGAGGTAGCCAAGCTGGCCACAAATACAAGTCTCCGTCGTTGGGACTAAACGCTATAGGACTTACAAAAGGAGCATAAGGATTACAACCTTCTAATACATTGTTAGGATTAGAAAATACAATATCGCCTGTACCAGTACCTTGCAGATAGTAGACTGCTACATAATGGTATAGTTTGTGATCATGTAAAGAATTCCTGCTGCCGGGTTTGTTAATATTAGTCCAGTACTTGATTTCAGGAGCAATAAAATGAGTGGTCTTTTCTTTGTAGATAGGATCCATTGATTGATAATGTATTCCTGCTTCATTGACTAGCAGTTTTAGTTCATTCATGAACCAGTCTAAATTCTTGTACTTAAAATAACTGCGCCAGCTGCCTCTATTACTAAAGCTCATTTCAGCATCGTTGGCCATAAATGCACCCCATGCCTCGTCTAGTAATTGCTGTCGTTGTTCAGATGTACCAACATTTGTTTTAGCAAATACATCTGCTGCTACTATGGGAAATTTTTTAATCATTTTTTTGTACTACAACTATGTACAATCCGTTCCACCATTGACCTTTGTTTTCTGGAGAATTTAACATCATCTTTTTATAGATAGGAGTTAACTTTGCCAACGATATTCCCATATCTGCGCCCTGTACTACACCTTTCCAATTTGCATCATCAAAGATTAGTATTGCTGTTTTTGCTAGACATTCTGAATAGTACTTTACTGCTCGGACTGTGGCATTAACATCATGGGGACCATCATAGAAGAACAAGTCTACATCTTTAATCTTGCTGAGATCTGTGGCCATCATATCATTATCGTGAATGTGTGCGTTGTATCCTTTGATATTATTTAAGAATTCATCTTTAGTATTATCGGGCAAAGTGAATTCATGACTCATAGGCTGTACATTTTCGCCCCAGTTGTCTACGCAATGAGTTTCAACTCCGGCTGTTAGGGCTGCAATTGCCGTTGCACCTAAAGCACTGCCTACTTCTAGATATTTAGAACTACGCTTTGCTAGGGCATATATTAATTTTTGAACTCTAGGAGATGTTAATCCTTGCACGTCTGAACTAAAATCACTGTTAACAGAATTTACCAGTTCTTCTGTTACTGCTAATACTTTAGGATCTGCGGTTATTTTAGATTTGACAGCATATAAGTTATCGCAAAAATTACAGTCCCAGCAATCAAACTTACAATTTTTAATTTTCTTACGCCAAGCGTCAATCGGGCGATCTTTTAAATTTGTATCTGTTAGGTATTCATTGAATGTATCAAACAATATTTCTTCATTCTTTTTATAACGTCTAACAATATCCATAGTTTCATAGAGTCTAGACACTGACTCGCGACCGTGCATTTTAATAACATCAACAAATTCTAATAATTCAACCCAATCTTCTCTCCAAGGTGTAAAGTTTGCAGTCTTTAATGGAGTGCTAGGATCTTCGTAGTCCCATTTAGTACAACTCACTCTACTGATTGTATCATTAAAGTACTGTGCTCCATCTGGACCTCTAGTGTTGTTGAATTGAAAGTGTTCGTCCATTACAGCACAACCACCTAGACAGCCTTCATTGGCTAATAGACTTAATTTAATACCGTACTTGTCTTTGACCTTTTTCATCTTAATGAGAGCATCTCTGTCTCTCATTAAGTCTCGATCAAGGTTTACATAATGGAAGCCTGCTTCTGCTAGTTTGGCTGCATCATTGGCTTGTACAACATTCCTTAGAATTGTATTCTTAATGAACAGGTCGGGGAATGCCCGCTGTATTTGTCCTGTAGCAATCCAATGCGTGTGGGGAATAGTTGCAGAACGCACCCCTGCATCGTAGAGCATTTTAAAATTATGTATAAACAAGTCAAGATTTTCTTGACTAGGTCTAACCATGATATTATTAAAAGTTGCTGATACAGGGATGCCTAGCGTATTTTGAATATACAAGGCCGCTTCGATAGGTGCAGTATCATTGATGTCGAAAACATCGCCCATGGCATCCTGCACAAACGGAGGCATTCTCGAAGTAAAATAAAGATCATGTATAACATCTTTATGTTCACTTAGGAAGTCGTAAAATTCTTTAAATTGTTTTTCGTCTAATTTGAAGTTAATTGGTATGGAGAACATTTACAAATTATACACTGAACTTCCTTGATATCCAAGAGCTTCTTGCTGTTTTACAGGCATATTATAACCAAATCTCTGATGTATTAATATGTTTAAATCACTTATATTTTGGCAAGCCTTAATTTCAGCCTCAACAGTCTGTTTGGATGCTAACATGTTGGCTACTTGTGCATTGTAGTTGTTAGATGCGGCAATTACCTTTACAGCCATTTCAGATACTGTAATTCCTCTGGCGGTTGCAAGAGCGTCTAAAGTCGGAGTCGGTTTGGTATTATCAAGTTGAAATGCCTGGGCTTCAGACAATTGGGCCGCCCACGTTTTTGTTTCTAATGTAGATACTTCGAGATTTAGTTGTTCGAGTCTGCGATCATAAACTTCGTCAAGAATTTTTCTTAGAGCAATTTTCATAAACTTAGCAGCATTTGTTTTGTCATCATCAGTTAAGTAATACTTAACTTTTATAGCATCGGGCTCTGCGCTAGAAATAATATTTAACTGGTCATCGGCTAATGTATTTGCTCTAACTGTTACATACCCTGCATAGTTTCCTACAAATTTCCATGCTAATGCTACTGCTTCATCTTCTATTATTGTTGCATCCAAATGAGAAATTGGAACAATATCCTTAACTGAATCATCGAGAAATCCCACTACATAGTCAAGATAGTCGCCAACACGTTTAATTATTCCCTGTCGTTGTTCTCCTGGATTTTTAAATAGTAGGTACATTTTATTCTCCCTGTTGTGAAACAGATATTTGCTGTCCATTGAATACTAACTGTGCTGTTAGTGCGGACGGTGGCAGTCTATTTGACATTAATGCTTCGTTAGTAGCATTCAATAATGCTGTTGTTCTATTTTCATTTCTAATGAAGAACTCGCAGGCCATCTTCATTACATCCATTTGTTGATCAGGTTCTAACATAGTTACGGCTTCCATATTACCCACTCCAGCACGACCATAGGCAATCATGTCCATAGCTGTTTGTTTTGCCAATCGTAGTGTCCAGTGTTCTCTTTCTAACTGTTCGCATGTTATTGGATCATCTAATACGTCCATTAACCGACGACCATCAGGCAGAGTGGCTTCGGGGCTGTTATTAAAATCTTCAATCACTTTTATATACAAGTCTCTTTCTGCATACGTATCACGCAGACGATACGAAGATTTTTCAAACATAGTTGTTAATTTAAATACTTCTAACTCGTGTAATTTTCTTTTAGCAGGACTATCTGCTAATTCTGCAAATTCTTTTTCTAGTTCTATCTGTAATTGTAACTTACTGTGCTCGTATTCCATGTTTTCAACTGCAGATTGTCGTCCGCTTAATTCAGTTAAGTACTGCTTGAGTTTAGCATACGGTGTAATCTGAGCATTGCCCACAAAGTTTTTAATTTTAAATTCGGGCATAGTCCAAGATCTGCTAATAGACAAATTTATTAAATTATCGTGTTCTGTGGTTAATTCTTTTGGCATTTACTTCCTCTTTTGTATGTATATAATTATCATTTCCAGACACAGTGGCCAGAACTTCCGCCTGGTACTCCGGTTCTGATAGAACCGGCTCCTAGTTCAAATCCAGAATCTGTAGCATAGGTAAATTTCCAACCGCGGTTATTTTGTCCAGCGGAGTTATACATTCCCATCATATATTGCCAAGCCTGTCCCATATCAAAGTTTTCTTCGCCGGAATCACCTATGGGTTTGGCTACAGTAGTGTATGTTTCGGTTGAGATCACATATCTTCGAAGATTGTAACCTCCGTTGTAAGTTCCTTCGTTGCCAAAATAGCCACGGCCTAATTTAGAGTTAATACCTTTCTGCTGTCCACTAGTTTGATTGGCGCCTCCACCAGGAGTAGATATAGTGTAACTTGTGGCATTTGCAAAATTAATCTTCCTGGCAGATGTTGACAAGAAATATCCTACAGTTTCATCATTTATTGATGTTATAGCACCTTGTTCATCGCCGCCAACTCCCGGACTAGTTGCTCCAACACTCATTGTTTCTGTGGTTAAATTAAATAAATCTAATGATCCGCTGCCGCCGCCTGTGATATACGCATACAAATGTTCTTTAAAACAAGTACCGCAATCGTTGCGACCCGTGCTCATATTCCAAGCGCTGTTAATGCCAGCATTTGTTTCAGTAGCAAGGTTGATTGCCACAGTTTGTGCGCTAGTTCCTGGCCAACTATCATCAGCACTCCATAGGAAACCTCTAGTTAAGCTGTTTACTCCACTGGTATAAACTCCAGCATATGATAATAAGTCCCCTAAGTTAGTCGTAATGTCTGTAGAATGGACCATGCGGTTTACGTTTTTCCACGGGCTGAGATCTTTATAACCTCCCATGACATAGCTAGACGTTATAATTTGTCTATACAAGAATGCGCCTCCGCTAACGTTTTGCGTAACGTCTTTCCATAACCCCTGGTCATAGATTTCCATGAAGTTTGTTTGTGTGTTGTAAATTATCTGACCGGTTACTGGACTCGCTGGGCGCCCTGATGATACAAACGTAGGAACATTAATTCCCGTAGTATCCATAATTGTTGTATTATTGATCTTAAATGCCATGTTATCTCCAAATTACTTCCATACGCAGTGGCCGGAGCTCCCGCCGGGTACTCCTGTTCTCAGTGAGCCCGTGCTTAATTCAAATCCGTTATCTGTGGCATAGGTAAATTTCCATCCACGATTATTTTGTGCTCCATCATACATGCCCATCATATATTGATGAGCTTGTCCCATATCGAAATTTTCTTCTCCACTATTACCTATAGGTTTAGCCACCGTGGTATAAGTTTCAGTACTGAATACAAATCTTCGTAGATTATAGCCGCCATTATATGTACCTTCATTGCCGCCATAACCTTTACCTACTTTACTATTGATGCCTTTTTGTTGGCCATGAGCTCCCGGAGATACATTTAGATTAGATCCCGATCCGTAGTATGTTTGTCTAATATATTCAGGTCCAAACAATGTTCCACCACTGCCCAAGCCTGTGTTTCTATCCAGCGCTCGTTGTGTTTGATCATAATAATAAGTGTGAGTGTTAAAAATAAATTTAGTAACAGCGCCGCTGTCTCCCCAGAAGTAGCAACATTTTTCATCGCTGATTGCACTTGCGCCAGTTCCTGCGCCTACATAACTAGCTTGACTGAGATTTGACAACATAGTTTCGTTGGTCAAATTGAATACGTCAACAGCAGTAGTTCCACCACCTGTGATATAGGCATACAGATGTTCTTGAAAACCTGTGCCCATATCATCACGACTGTTCCTTATATCCCAAACACTGTTAGTTCCTGCTGAAGTTTCAGTGGCAAGATTTATAGCGCAGGTTACTGTACCGGCACCAAACGTATTTGTACCCCAAATAAATCCTTTGGTTAAACTACATGCACCGCTGGTGTAAACTGCAACATGGGTTAATAGATCGCCCAAATTGGTGCAGATATCTGTAGCGTGTACCATTCTATTAACATTACGCCAGGGACTGCTATCTTTGTAGCCTCCCATAACGTAACTAGTTGTGATAATTTGTCTATATAAGAAACCAGAAGAAGTTGCATTGTTATTAACAGGACGCCATGCACCGTTAGCATATACTTCCAATAGTTGATTAGAAGTATTGTAGATTATCTGTCCCTCAATTGGACTGCTGGGTCTAGTAGCTGTTGTAAATGAAGGGGCAGTAACACCGGTTGATCCTGCATTAGCGCCACCTATAATAAATGCCATGTTATTCTACTCCCAACTTGCTTTTCAGTTCTGCTAGTTCTTTCTGTAGTAGTTCAATCATAGTTTGTTGTTCTTTAGTTGCTTCAATTAATAACGGTACCAGTCTTTCGTACTGTACAGTCATGTACTCTTCCGATAGTGGACTTGTATTTACAACTTCGGGTACAACCTCTTTAACACTTTGAGCACTTACGCCAATCTTGCGACCTTTGCTTGCTCCCAGTTCTAATGCTGTTTCGTTGGCTTCGTAGTAGAATGTTTCAATTGCCTGTACTTTATCTACAGCACGTTCTATCTTACCTACAACAGTTTTTAATCGTAGATCAGAATAGCTAGAATAAACGTCACCTGCACAATAGAATGCACCACGCTGCCATACTCTACCGTCGTACAATTGGAGAGTCCAGTCTGTTCTACCATTACCTACAAATACTAGTTCGTTGGGATTAGTACTGTTACTCCAGATATTACCAGGGCCGCCTGTACCGTTGGTACCGTAGGCAGCACTTTGATTTCCTGCCCAGAATATACCCCAGCCGTTAGAGCTACCACTAGATCCTGCAAACATTGTTGCCCAACCACTGTAGTCTTGGCTGAATAATGTTGCTACGTTATTATCGCCAGAGCCGCTACCATTCGGTATACCAACAGTTAAAGTATTTGTAAATCTACCTGTACCACTGACATCTAATTTGTAAGTCGGCGATGTTTGTCCAATACCGACGTTACCCGCAGAACTGATACGCATTCTTTCTCGCGTGTAAGTTAAATCTACGGCGGCGTCTTCGTGTGTGTAGAACGATAAATGTGTACCCCAGGTCGATGCACTTGCAGTTCTTTGTCCACTAATGCCGCTCCAGTGACTTCCAGGTCCAGTGCTAAACCAAAGACCAACTGACTCGTCTCCGTTAAGCGCATTGTTAACCATGATACCCTTCATGGAAGTACCGTTAATAGCATTGCCACCGGAGATAGTTGCGCCTGTTTCTTGAACGTGCAATCTAGT